AGGAATACTTAAGTCTAGTAACTCTCCTCTAAATGTATTACCAAAGAACTCCATTACCCAATCAGAAACTTCTTGGTCACCATCATCAAAGTGCTCAGAAGTTTCCTCGAATCTACTAATCACACTAAAGTCTATAGAGCTTCCTACCCCTGCAAACAACATAGAACCAAAAGGAATTGACTCCTCATTCTGTGCTCCTACAAGTTCAGTAGAGTTAAAGAATTGGTTAGCTCTCTCTGTAACACCTGCTCCTGGAGGAATCTTATAGGTAAGTTGGCTATTATTGAACTTAAGACTAAATCCTTGTTGATAGTCAATATCATTTACAACCCCCACAAGCATTAGGTTTAAAGGCTTACCTGATTCATCTGTGAACTCAAATGTACCATTTATCCTATATACCTTATAAAGGTCAAAGGCTATACCTCCTGAAGAGTTATATACATTCACATATCTATCAGATTTACCTGTAGCATAGAATGTCTCTGAGTCACTTCTTGTAAAAGCTTTCTTAATAGTTACTTTACAATTTACTTTCTTACCTCTAGTTGTTGTAGCTACATTTTGAAGTGTTACAGTAAATCCTGAGCTTAACTCAGCATCATGAAGGGTAGTAGTTGGATTATCTCCAAAACCTAGTCCTCCACGTACATACTCAACATTAGGTTTAGATGTAGCAATAGAGAATCCTTTGTAGTAGTCATAACTTCCTCTACCCCCTTCATAGTAATTACCTGACAAGTAGATGTCATCCTTTACTTCAGTAGTAGGGTTAGCCTTGATTTCCTCTAGTCTTTTCTTATTTCTGTTAAGTTTAGCTTCTTCTTCATCATAGATTTTCTTAGCTAGAGCATATACAGCTTCTAGGTCATTAGTATTGGTTAAGTCTATACCTCTAAGTCTCTTTACTTGAGCCTTATTCCTCTTAAGGGTTAAGGTATTTATCTCATCCATACGTTCTCTCATACATAGCTGAGTCCTACATATTGACTTAACCTTTTTATGAATACACTTAAGTCTATTAAGAATCTCACAAGTAGTATTGATAAGCTTCTTATTAAGACAGTAGATATGGAACAGTCCTTTTTCTGTGTTAGGTAGGATGTCACATTGCTCTGAATTGGAGACTACATCACCTGACTTCTTAATCTTATCAATGTTTATCCCCTTTTCACAGTCATCTAGGGTAAGACCTTTTTCATCACATTTACAATCACATAGGCTCACCTAGTTACCTCCTAGCATTTATCACAGTCAGTATCACACTCTTGCACAGGAGTGCTCTTTAACAGACTAAGAATCTCTGCAAGCTGACTATTTTGACACTTAGTTATCTTGCACAGATTATCAACTTTCTTCTCCAAGCACTTAACTACTCTAAGTATATAGCATATAAAACTAATCAAGTTGTTAAAAACACACCAAACAGCGTAAAATGCCTGTCTGATGGCTTCATTGATATTACACCATTCTGAGACAGAAATTTTACGCATTGCGGGTCTGATTTTTAGGTCATTTAGTTCATATAACTTAGAGCAATTCTCTAGAGAAGGCTCAACTTTTTCACAATCACAGTTCTTGCTCAAACAGTTATTTGACATATCAGTTACTCATTTTCTTTGTTATACTTAACACTTGAGATACCAATAAGAGTACCTAGTAAAGCATTAAAAGCAGTCATAATTACAATAGTTGTGGTCATGTCATACCCTAGTTGCACACCTACAATATTCACAAAAGTGATGATAGCAGGAAGGGCAATTAACACAACATATTTAAGTATATCATATACTTGATTAGATAGTTTCATAGTTTATACCTCATTATTTCTTAAAGATACCTGGGACACTGATAATGATACGTTTTTCAAAGATTTCAGGGTTTACTGTACTTGAAATTCTAATTGTTCTTGAACCTTTATCAATCCAAATAGATGTACTTACATTTCCTACCCATACTTGAGATTCTACAAGTTCAGCAGGTACAGGAGCATCACTAGGTAGTTCTGCAATGATGAACCCTTTAGGAACACCTGATACAACCTTAAAGTCAACCTTAAGTATACCTACACCTGTGCTACTTGAGTAGGTAAGTGTAACTCTAGGGGAAACAGCTGTATCAAAGTCCCCTTCTTTTACCTTACTCTTATCCTTAAATGATGTCTTATAAACTGTAATATCAGTTGCTTTTTCTTCTTGGTGAACAATAAGATTATCTACTTCATTCTTTGTGTAAGTTTTAGACTTATCATAGTATTTAGATAAAGCATTATCAATGTTTACCTTGTAATTAGTAGTACCTTCCTCTTCCTCAGGAGTTACTGTTACCCCTTCTGATGTACTAGATACCTTAATAGGTTTAGCTGTAGAAGAAGTAGTAGTAGGAAGCTCAACAGAGTTACCATTAGATATACTTAAGGTATTACCTTCAAGTGAAAGTGTTTGCTTGTCTTTGTCCTCTTTAGATTCAAGAGCACTAAGTCTTTGCTCATTGTTTACCCTAATCTCACTAATGTCATGTAAGGCACTAGCAACAGAACTACCTAAGTCATTCACTTGTTCCTTTAAGTCACTGTCATTGTACACAGTATCATTATCAGGCTTGTTTTCTAAGGCTTCAACCCTATTTCTAAGCGCTGTGTCATCATAAGCCACAGAAACAGTATCATTGTCAGTAAACTCTACTTCCTTATTGTCACCATTGACCATAGTGTAAGTAAGTTTTACTGTGTTACCTTCTCTTGATACACCAACATTAGACACAAAGTTGTCAGTCTTACCTTCAAGGGCTTCAATCTTACCTCTCAACTCAGCATCATTATAGATTGTATCATTGTCAGGCTTTTCTTCAAGAGCAGTTACTCTATCAGAAAGAGGCTTATCATTATAAGGAGTAGGCTCAGGTTTATCCTCAAGAGCTTTGACTCTACCTTTTAGTTCTGTATCGTCATAGCTTGACCCTTGAGGTCTTTCCTCTAAGGCTGTAATCTTGTTTCTAAGCTCACTATCGTCATAGATAGTATCTTTGTCTTCCTTGTTCTCTAAAGCCTCAATACGAGCATCTGTGTGCGTTCTGAGAGCAGTTAAGTCAGTCTCAACTCCTTGGATTGCACTTTCATTAGCTTTGATACCTTGTTTAACTTCTGTATCATCATAGATAGTGTCCTTATCTGCCTTACCTTCTAGAGCTACAACTCTATCAGTAAGGTTAGTAAGCTTACCATCTTGCTCTTTGTCTTTGTTTTCAAGTTCTTTCAAAACATTTGCAAGAGTTTCATTAGTTTTTACTGTAAATGTTACATCACCATTTTCATTAAGGGTTTCCTTCTCCACAGTGATATAACCTTCACCAAGAACACTAACAACTTGAGGAGTTAAGTCAATAGTATCAAATCCTGACCTATCAGGACGGAGCACATAAGCCTTCTTATCCTTACCTTCACCCTCTTTAGGAATGATGTAGATATAGTTAAGGTCAGCAGTTTCCTTGTCAGGAAGCTCTTCTACAATCTTAACAATAGGCTCACGCTTCAATAGGTCTTTCAAGCAATCAAGCTCAACTTTTACCTTTGTCATTTAGTCTCCTTTACTTCAGTACCAATTACACCACTAGCAGACACAGTGAAGGTCTTATTAGTCACAAGTACACCATCTTTATCTAGGTAGTACCAACCATCAGCACCTTTAACCATGTGGTCAGTCTTCATGTCACCTTTATCTGCATCTAGGTAGTACCATTTTTCCTTGTCTTTAAGCCATCCAGTTTTCATAGCTCCATTGCTAAGGAAGTAGTACCACTTGTTAGCAATTTTCTTCCATCCAATAGCCATAGAGCCATTTTCAGTTAGGAAGTACCAAGCTCCATCTGTGTGTTTAAGCCACTTGTTATGGAACATATAACCATTACCATCAAAGTAGTAGTATACATCTTTGATTTTAGCCCATTTGTTCTTAGGGTAAGAACCATCTGAATATTGATACCACCAACCAGTGTCATTACGCTTCCAACCTTCAGACACAGATGCTTCACCAAGCATGTCTTGTACTGTGTCTCCCATAGATTGATAACGTTTAATCTTAGCAATAACATAATCACGAAGGCTATCATTTGTGCCTCCATGAAGAGCTAGTGAACGAGCAGGACACGATGTACTTGAGAACTCATTGTGGAATTTGATATTAGAGTAGTCAGGTGTAGCACCATAATACTTCATATCCTCAGCCATTTGTCTAAGAGTCATATCCTCATTAGCCAAGAACTCAGCATCAGTAGTACCAAATTGCTGACACACTTCATAGCCGATTGAGTTCATGTTACCATCATAGTTAGCTGTAGACCATGAACCATTAAAGGTATCTTCTACTCTAGCAATAGTGTTTCTATTGATGTAGTAGTGAGCAAATCCTTTGTCTGCTTCATCATTGTCATAGCGTGATTGTAACCATCCAATATAGCTTTCAGGAGTCATACTTCCTGCATCATTGTGAAGGATATAGTATTTAGGATTTTCAGTAGGTCTTCTACCTGCAATACCCCTAAAGATATTTTTATTTATTACGTTTACCACTAGATTTCTCCTTTGTGTATAGTTTTTCTAGCTTTTCGTCTAATCCATGAATATAGTGGTTACCTTGGAGATTACCAAAATACTCATCCACAAGTGGTCTAGTCATTTCCCACTTCTCTTCCACAGTAAAGTCATGTGAGTTGTAGATTTGAAGGTACTCAGCACGAATACTAGAACGTTTTACTCCCTTGCTTAATTCAACTAACTGGTCTCTTTTGTAAGTAAGGAAGGCTACACCTAGACCACAAGCTGTTGTAATCACAAGAGTGACAGCAGACATTACTGTTTGGTTTTCTACAAGTTTAAGTATTAGTCTTTCCATTTATCCTCCTATATGTTATCAATAACTACTGAAAGTTATGTACTTTCATGTGGTACATTATACTCTTGCTCATAGACTTTCCCTTTTAGAGTTACCCTAACATTAAGGGTATAGTTAGTCTTACCTTCAACCTTTTCACTACCCTCTTTATAATAAGGCTCTCCTAGAACAGCTTCTACAACTGCTCCTTCAGGTAACTTACTCTTAAGAGTTGTAATTATTTTATTCTCAAAAGCCTCTTTTTCTTCAGGATTATCCTTTGTCACAGATGCTACAGTGTTATTAGCTAGGAAATTTACATTAGAGAATTTATCTTCTACTGTAGGCATAAGCTCTAGAAGATTTACCTCTGAGTTATCCTCAGAAGGTACATCACCTAAATGGTCAGAAGCATTACCCTCTGTAGGTGTGTCTGCTACAGGAGGTTCAGGAGTAGGTTCTGTAGGGTTTTCATCTACTTTAGGTGAAGGAGAAGGTTCATTCTCTTTAGTAGTAACATCCTCTTTAGGCTTTTCTTCCCCATGAATTAGCTTCTTAAGGTCTTCACATTTTAGCTCTACTGCATCATCATAAGAGCCTCCTCCACCACTAGAGCACTTAGGCTGAATCATCTCACAAGTTGCTTTAGGGATAGGTGAATATTTTTTAGACCAGTCAATATAGGCAACACCACATAACTTGTCTGCATCATCTAACTTATATACCATTTTCTACCTCACGTAGACATCAAAGGATGTCTTATCATTTGTTGTGTACACTTTACCTTTAAATCCAAAAGGGGTATTGTAAACCTTACCCATGACATCACCAAAGGAACTTGGTGCTGACATAATTATATTACCGTCTCCATCAGACAAGAACCCATAGGCATTATAGCCTTTACCTAAAACATTTATGTTGTTAGGGAATGAGTCTCCTGATGAGTAAGTCCACTCATAGTTAGCTTCAGTTATTCTACCTAAAGAGATAAACTGAGCCAATGAGTAAATCTTTTGTGTTCCTGATTGGTCTAGACCATCATTAGTCTTATCCGTAAACCAATCATATCCGTTAGGCTTATCATACTTCTTCTTTTCTTCCTTCTTGGTAGTAGAATATTCCTCTAGTTTATTCACACAAGATGCAGGGATATAGGCTACAGAGCCATCATACTTATCATAGATTAGCCATTCACCATTTATCTTACCTGACACCTTATTACACTTATAGAATGTCTCTACTACTGTTGAATCACTAGGGGATTTTATTCCCTCTACCTTATCACAGGTTATTTCAAAGAAGTCTCTAGCAATGAACTTTTCTGATTCCTTTGCATTACCTATTAGTGCTCCATTAGAATCAGTAGGCTCATAGTTGTCTTGACTTTTGATACGTACTATTCTATGGATATTGTTACCATAACCATAGATAGCTCTTCTATGCTCTATAGTACATTGATGCTGATAGTTCTGCTCAACTATAAGTGCATTGGATAAGTCTCCTCCTCCATACACAAAAGTATGACCATAAACTGTACCATCTCCTCCTCCAGGCTCAGTAGTAGATAATATATCTCCAACTCTTAGAGTCATTCCTGAAGTGTACGGTATAACATCTGCAAAAGATGAGATGTCTCCTATAGTACCTATTTGATTACCATTACCCCACAGTTCAAATCCGAACTGCTTAGCAACAATCATAACCAAGTCAACACATTGGTAAGGCTGTTCAGGAGGATAACCATCAAAATCAAGACATTGACCAACATACTGTTGGGCTATTTTATAAGCATTTGTCATAATAATTATACCTAAAATTTATCCTCTAGTAAACCCAAACACAAATTAGTTAGATAGGTAAAATCATAGTAAAACTCTTCTCCATCTAGCCTTATAATGTTGGATTTTCTAAAGCAATAAACCTCTTTTTCCTCTAGTCTGAGATAGAAATCCTCTGTGTCTAGAAATTCCTTAGCTCCTCCTCTGTCATTAGTGTGAATGAGCTGTCTAACAAATTCCTCTACAATATGCTCAGCCATGATTCTGTTTTCCATACGCTGAACAAGGTCTTTTCTAATACGCTTCACCATCTAGTTCCATCTCCTTAACAAGTTCTTTGAGTCTATACTCAAGGTAGAATATTTCACTCTTTAGCTTTTCATTAGCAATCACAGACTGATAATCAGTAGGGTGTTTAAGTAGATGTTGCTCTAGCTTAAACTGTTTTACCTCTCTATGGTTCTTTCTGAATACCACATTTTTATGTGTACCATATAGGCTCATATTTCCTCCTAGTTTATATGACTATACTTAAGGAAGTTTCTAAGGGTAATCTTAGCTTCTCCTAAAGCATACACAGTAAATATTTTCTCTCCTGCGCTAAATAGTGCATCTCTTTGTGCATTATTGAGATACCAAGCAGAATACATAAGGTCATAACCCTCTAATGGTTTATTGTTAGGGAAAATACCTTCTCCACTAGCATCATCACCAATCCAGTTACATCCCCATTGTCTTCTGAAAATCTCAGTAAGCTCAATTTCTGCTGTATCACCAGTACGTTCATTCTTAGCAGATACAACTAAGTGCACATCTGTTAGAGGATTTACCTTTCCTCCATCACAGCCTTTCTTATCTTGCTCCACAATGAACTTTAAGAACCATCTTTGGAATCTATCAAGGTCTGAAGGAACTAACACACGGAAAGAGGCTGATTTAGACTCTTTATTGATAGGTACAACCTCTTCAGGGTCTTTCTTATCATCTTCCTTAGATGTCTCAGCACCATCTAACACAGTCTTGATAAAGTCCTTGTGCTTGTTAGCAAAGTCAATACGTTCTGCTAGTTTATTACCTGGAACTCCTCCCCAATCGCTTAGGAATCGTGCTGTAAGGTCAGAAATAGCATTACTACTAGAGGCTACTTCCTTAACAACATTACTTAGACCTGTTTCAGATAGCATGAACTTGAACTGTGTACCAAAGGTGAAAATGTTTCTTCTTCCATCCTTGTGAGCAAAGTCTACTAGAGCTTTACATCTCACACCAGTCCATTGACCCAATCCTACACCAATCCAGTGCTTACCATCAACATTATATCCTGGTTCATAAAGCTCTTGATTAGGGTACATAGCTTGAAAGGCATCCCAACTACCCACAAGGTTTTCTGCTGTAGGCTCATCTTTCATCTTGTCATATACATGATTAGTTAGATAGTCAGTCTCATATCGTTTAGCTGTTACATTACTCTCAATACCAAAGTAACCAATAATAGCAGATACTCCTTCAACCTTAGCATCAGGAATTTCTTTCTTGATAGCCTTCACAAACTGCTTAATTCTTCCTTGCACATCCTTTGATTCAGCTTCTTCTACATTCTCATCTCCATAAGGAGCACAAGCCTTAGATGTTGAGAAGGATGACACATAGTCAAGGGCATAGAGGTCAGTTACACCCCCTCTACGCTGTTTAGACTGTTGAATTACTCTAGCCTTAGTTCTAGCTACAGAATTTACTAATTTTATGTAGTTGTTTGACATAAGACCTCCTATTGGTTTACTGTAATATCTCTATCACTATATAGGTATTTAGATAGTTTTAGCTTTTGTATATGAGCATCTCCTACAGAATACATATCAGAAATGTGTGTCACAAAGAACCAATCACTTTCCTTTAGGATTTTCTCATAATACTTAGTACACGCTGTAAGTTCCCATACACCTGCATTAAGTGTGAACATTACCCTATCACCTACATCTATAGCTTTAGGCTTTAGAGGCTCAATAGTAATGTCATAGGTAACTTTTCTACGTGAGTTAATAAGTCTTCTAATAGCTGTTCTATAGAGCTGTTCTGTTGCTTTAAGTCTATCAGCATCAGTGATTTCCTTGTTATCCTCTGCTATTGACTGTGTATCATTATCTGTCACAGTGCCCCAGTAAAGCTCTCCTGCCTCTAAGGCAATACCTTCTTCATCAAGTACAGCGAACTCATCACCAATGATTTCAGGAGCAAACACAGGTAATTGAGGGTAATCATAGTAACGCTGAGAGTTTACCTTGTTACCTGTCTTAATAACAGGGAATCCTTTTAGCATGAATCTAGGGTTATGGAAGATGTCTCTAAGGGTAAGTGAACTAGCTCCACTATCAGACTTATCTGACATAGCCACAGCAATATTCACTGTGTCTTCATAGTTTTCCTCTACATCATCTAAGGAGATAAGGTAGTTATATTCATTGATTAGTATGTCCTTCTTTGTACCAAAGATACCAAACTGAATTAGGTAAGGGTCATACTTACTAACCCTCCAATAAAGTGCTGTTGTCTTTTCACAAATCTTAGTAAGGAACTCTAAGAATGACTCATTAGAGAACTCATACTCAATCAAGTTCTTCTCAGCATAGTCATCAAGGTATTCTACCTTAAATTCATTGAGAAGGTCATCCTTGTGCTCTTCACCTTGCCAATACCCTAGAGCTTGTGTTACAGCAGAGACTACTGAACGAGCTTTTACCGTGACATTGGTAGGAAGTGTTCTCTTACCTAGCCTACCTATCACATGAGAGGTATCTACTGTCACAGTCATATCTTTAAAGTTGTTTACTTTCTTTCCTGCATACCCTCTATAAGTCCAATCTTCAGTCTTAATGACAATATGGGTATTACCATTCATCATCTTAGAGTATCTGATTGGTAGAGTTAATTGGATAGAGGGAACTTCCATAAGGGAAAACTCTACACCAATATCACCTAAGAAGTCTTCTCTAGCTATAATAGCAGAGCCTAATCCTGAACTTATGGAGTTCTCAATATATCCTATCACACAGTCACACTTTCATAATCAATAAATAAACAAGCATTTTCATTGGTGATGCCACTAACTGATACATCATTCAAGCCTTTCTTAACATAGGGCAATTCTGAGCAGATAGTAAGCACTGACAATGAAATTTCCTTGTAGCTAAACTCAAGACATTCCCAAGACTTAGCATATCTAATTTCACCCTTGTAGTTAGCTGTAAGGACTCCTTTATATTCACCTTTAATCTTAAAGTCAATATTGTTAATCCTTACTACAGGGTCTTTGAACTCACCATCTAGGGCAAAGCTCCATCTGTGACTATCAACTACTGTATCTGAGATAAAATGACCATTCATAACCTCATTTACACAGTTATCACAGACAGTATGCTTGTAAAAGTCCTTAAGGCTTCTGTTTGTCTTTCCTTTAGAACAGTTATACACAACTCTCCAACTAGAATTACACTCATTGAAGAAGTCATTGATAAACTTAAGGTTAGTTTGAGCAGAGCAGAAGTCAACCATACCATCTAGGTCATCACAATCACTCTCACAACACTCACAGATGTTGTTACAGTTGGGTAGTCCATTACAGCAATGTCTTGACTTAGCTACACAACTAGCCTTCATATCTAAGAAGTCACAGTTTTCAAAAGGCTCTAGATATGTCTTAGCCTCATCAGCCTTATACCATACACCATCAGGGTTATCAAATTCAACTCTAAACACAAGATAATCTTCATCTGTGATAACCCATTCCTTACTTGGTTGGATGCTAGTTATATAAGCATTACACCAAACAAGCTGTAATCCTGTGTTAATAGCCCATAGCTTACCAGGAGTAAGTAGTTGTTCCATGATGAAGTCATAGTGAGATTGAATATGCTCCTCAGACCATGTATTAGTCCTTAAGGCAATTTTAAGTGAGATAGTGTTGCTATCAATTAGTGATTTATTAGACACATTACCAACATAAGACCCATTAGCAAAAGTGCGTGAGGTTTTATTCTCACGCAAACTAATGCTCTCCGACTGTTCATCAATAGATTTTCTACCAAGGAACACTAGGTCATTAAATTGAATGTATCGTTTAGGCTTTGTGAAATTTTCATCACATCTAGTCATTAAACATACCTCATCAATTTATCCACACCAAACATACCATTTAGATATTGAGATTTGTTATCAATATTTTGGCTGATTTTGGCATTATTTGTGTTATATACATTGTTAATTATAGTAGATTTACCAACACTTTGCAAGGCATTTACACCAAACTTATTAAGGTTATTTAGGAAGTTAGTACCTAGGCTATCAACAGCCTTTTTACGAAGTACATACTCACCAGGAGTAAGCATTGTAGGCACAGTATCAGTACCTCTTCTTTTCCAGTTAATCCCTACAGGAAGACCTTCAGAGTGGTATTCAGGAATGATACCTCCTGCATATCTGATTCCACTGGTTATTTTCTCTTCCTTCAGATTACGCTCGTTTACTAAATCATCTAAGTCATCCCAAGCCTTAGCCTTTTTAACTTGAGCAATAGCATTGTCAAGGTTGGCAATAGCATTTTGAATATGCTGTCTTACTTCATAGGCAAGAGCCTTAGCACTTTCAAACAAGTTGTAGTGTTCTTCCTCTGTATAATCAACTTTGTGCAATGTTCCAGTGCTATCTTCTATGTACTTTGAACCTTTCTTGACAAACTCTGTAACATCCTTATTGAATTTAACAGTTCCATCCTTAAGTTGTGTAATAGACACATCACTGATGCCTGCTCCTTCAAACAGCTTAGAGGCTTCATCTACTTTAAGGTAACCCTTCTCAATCATGGATTTAACTGAATTTTGGAAGTCTTTTATCTTACCAATATTAGCCTTATCTCCACCTTCAGCCTTGATTTCCTCGGCTTGCTTAAGAGCATTATTGAACTCATCTAATTGAGTGTTACCTATTCTACCAAGAACCTCTTGAACAGACTTGTCATAGTTTGCAAGTTTATCAGTAATCTCTTTCTTGATAGGCGCAAATTGAGTATCAGCAGTACCTCCTAAGAGTTCTCCTTCACTCACAAGTGCTTTAACTTTGTCAATTCTATCACTGATAGACAACTTAACAAACTCAGTAGTATCAAGTCCTGCTTTTTCAAGCACTTCCTTAAGGGCATTAGCTTTTTCTTCACTAGTACCATAACTGCTACTTTCAATAACAGCCTTAAGTTCATCTGTGATAGAAGAGATGTCCTTGAAGATAAGTTCTTTACCTTCTTGTAGTTTAGCACCAATCTCACCAAGCTTACCTTTAAAGGTATCAGCATTAGATAGCTGTCTATGACTTTCTCCTGGGTTAAGTGTTTCCATCTTCTGAATAACAGTCTGACCAGTCTCATCCACAAGCTCGAGGTATTTCTCACCAATAGCTGATTTAGCTAGTTTGAGTGAGTTTAGGAGTTGTTCATCATTGAGTCCTGTCTCTTCCTTAAGGTCTTTCCATGACCTAATTTGGTCACCTACCTTAACGAAGGTATCATTGATATTCTGAGGAATTTTAGAAGTCTCTACTCCAAGCTCTTTAAGAGCTGTTGTGATAGTACCTCCACTGTTATTCTTCACAGCTTCAATAAGGGAATTAGCCCCTGCAATTTGTTCAGTTAGGTTACTATCTTTTGTGATAGACTTGAAGTATTGATTTCTGATTTCCTTGTTCTCTTGAGCAATTTGTCTAAGGTGTTCTGCTCTTTGAAGGTAAAGCTCTTTAGCCTCTTCCTTAGCTTGTTTATCAGCTTCCTCTTTTAGTTTAGCTCTTTCTTGCTTGTCATTGTTTATTCCCCAAAGACCTGCTCCTAAGCCAATTAAAGCTCCAATACCTGCCCCAATACCAGTACCTACTCCAGGAACAACACTACCTATGAAAGCACCAGTAGAAGCCCATGATGCTGTGCTTGAGAGGACATTGCCTGCATCTTTCCATCCTTGGCTTTCATTAGAGTTTTGTACTGCTCCATTTATAGAATCCACAGCGATTTGACCACCTAATAGACCTATAGTTTTTGCTCCTGGTGAAAGTTTAAACTTACCTTTGAAGCCTTTAAGCTCTTTGGTAACCTCTTTCATTCCATTTACAGCAGGCTGTAACTTAGCTTTAGCTTTGTATAAAGGGTCAGCACTATTGATTACACTTGTCTGATAGTCAGCCAACCAATTTCCTACTGCTTTAGGGTTTAGTGTTCTACCTTTGTTACCTTTTCCTAGGAAGGTAGTCATTCCTAAGTCTCTACCATAAAGGTTATTGTCAGGTGCTTTGTAGTTATAACCTCTAGACCATGCACTAGTTAGAGAGTTATATACTGACTTACCTTTAGCCTTAAGTCCTACCTTATTGGCACTTACTATGTTAGATTGGCTTACTGGTGAACCAGGATACATTACTGCATCTGAACCAAACTTACCTGCAAGTCCTAGAGGATTTACTCTACCTCCACTCACAGTATTCATAGCTGTAGCCACAGTAGATAGTGTGTAGATAATGCTTGTAGCCCATGTAAGGAACTTAGTTACCAATGCTCCTGCAAGGATATATTTACCTACTCCACCTAGCAATTTAGCTACATTAGAAGCTACATTAAGGGCTAGTGTGAAGAAGTTAAGGATAGCCTTAAGTCCACCTTCTACAGAACCTCCAATAGAGATTAGAGTAGACCTAACCATCTCCACAACAGATTTAACAAATACCTGTAAGGCACTAAAGAAGTTTTGACCACTTGCTGAGCTTAGGACATTGAGTGCTCCTCTACCTAATTCAACAATTAAGGGTTTAAGACTGTTTACAATACCCAAAATAGCTTTTCTCAAGCTCTCTAGCACTCCATTTACTTGAGATGGTCTAAATGTACCGATTTGTAAAACAATGTCTGAGAGAGCCTCTAAGACACCTTTAACAACGTTCGTTAATTCATTAAAGATACTAGTCTTAGTTGCAATTTTAGCCACAGTAGATGTAACCCTTCCTACAAAGCCTTTTAGAGCTGTAAGGATTGCATTTACATTAGAAGGGTTAATAGACTTAACAACAGTATTTATGGTATCTGTAACTTGTAGGAATAATGAAGAAACAATACGGATAGCTTCTGAGTTCACAGCAAGTTTAGCAATATTATTGTAAATATCAACTATACCTGATAGGATTCTTAAAGCTCCACCAGTAATTGCTTGAGATGCAAGTTTAGCAAGACTTTCTACAAGCTCTGTTCCACTCTTCAAAATGTCTCTTACAAAAGTACCGAACTGTCTTCCTGTATTGTTAAGCACTCCTAGGAATGACTTAGTGACATTAAAGAACTGTGTACCTACATCTAGCCCTTTCACACCTTCGTTGAAGGCTTTAGCAAAATGCTCAATTCCATCTGTGAACTGTTTACTAAAGGCTAACTTCCAAGCAGAACCAAACTGATTTACTTGTTGGATTGTTCCACCAATAGCATTACCTAGTCTAGTTACATACTCTTTAAACTTATCAGTACCTACAATTTTTGTAATACCCTTGATAAAGTCACGAGTTGCTACATATACTTGGTTAAGTGCTCCTGGCTTAGCATTACCCTCTTCATCAATATCATCAAACACAAGTAAGTTTGATAATGTTTCTTTTAAGTTGGCAATAGCTTGTCTAGGTGTAATGATTGAGTTTACAAGGTTTTGGAAGGTATCTTCATTACCTAACTTATTGACTACATCAAGGTATTCATCTGCTGAAATAAGCCTTTTCTTAGTTGCAGAAATAATTGAATCAGCACCTTTAGACTCAGCAAGTTTTTGTAGCTCAGCATTAAGTCTAGATGCCCCTAAAGCAGATAGTCTTTGTCTGATAAACTTGTAGTCTTGTTGGTTAAGCACACCTGAGGCAAGCATTTGAGCTGTTTGTTCTGTTACAGTCTTCATACCCTCAATAGGGTTTTTAGTCTGTGCTAGAAGTCCTGCATAACCTTTTACAATTTGCTCTGAGTCTCTTCTTCCATAAGCAGTATAGATAGAAGCTTGCTCTAGCAAGTCAGTTGCATCAAACACAGTTTCCTTACCATAATCACCCAAACGCTTGATTGATTTATTGACTGATTTCTCATCAAAACCAAGAGCTTGCATGTTGATACGGTAAACCTGCATAGCATCACCTAGGTTATTGGCTTCATCTTTAAGTTGACCAATACCACTTCTTACTGAACCTAGTGTAGCATTTACAGCAGTACCAATAGCACCTGTAATCTTGTTACCAACTAGACCCATAAGGTTTCCTTGGATTCCTAGAATAGTGCTATTTACCTTATTGAACACACTTAAAAGACCTTTAGCAGGGTTTACAGCCCCTAATTTTAGCATCTGAGATGATAAACTAAAGGTAGAGTTAGATACATCTTGAATAGCTCTATGAAGGTTTCTCCATGATTGATAATCTTGGTCTTTGACCTTGATATAATCAGCAGAGAATGTTCTTTCCCTTCTTCCTCTAGTGGTAGGCTCTTGCACAATACCACTTTGAGCTGTTCCTTTTGTAGTGTTAATTTTAATGGGGATACCCTCAATCTGCTTCTTAAGAGCTAGATAATCCTTAAGGGCTTTATCCGTATTAAACATGAGCTTAACATTAAAAGAGAGTGGCGAAGTATTCTTGCCACCCATCTTTCCTAGTTTCTTCTCAAAGTCTAACACAGAATCCCTAAGAGCTGACACAGACTTCTGGGCTTTTTCAATTTCCTTTAAACCTGTAATATCAACCTTAATGGTTCTGACTGCCATACTTTTCTCCTACGGTTACGCTACATCCTCAACGTTTCTACGGATTTCATAGAAGTTACCATTTTCATCACGAGATACAGTGAATGAAAGTGATAATGTAATTTCTCCCTCAGTAGAGAACTCACGAGAATTTTCAGTAATCAATACATTGTTGAATACATAGTATTCTTTAACACCACGAGTGTTCTCAACCATTTGAGTAACTCTGAAGTGTGTATTGTTAAGTCTCTTGTCATTAGCAACAATCAACTCAACATCACGCTCACCATTGTAGGTTACAAGAAGTTTCTCACCAATATACATTGGATTTACAAGAACTGTTCCTCTTTCATAACCGTGATGCTCTTGTGTCAAAGCAATGAACTCATCATCTTCAAGTTCTACACCTGTAGACAATGGAATGTTTGACAAGTAAGTGCAAGCACATTTGTCTGATGAGATTGTGATTGTGTTACAGTCCTCATAGTAAAGGTCAGGAATCAAAAGTGAACCATAACGTTTACCAGCAATAGTAACTTCTTCAATCAAGAAGCTATCTGTAACAGGGATACCACTAGTCATTTTCTTAGACATAGATTGAAGTGGATTCAACCAGTAGTCATTACATGATGTAGTAGTTGCTGTAATCTCTTTAGTGATTTCCACTTGAGATTTATCATACTGTCTACCGAAGCAACGAGCATCAGTTGCAGGCACAGATACATTATGAGTGAATGATGTCAAACATGACAACAACACGTTAGAGAACTTACGAAGCTCTGAACGGTCATTCACCACAGAGATAGAAGAGAATCCAATGTGACCTGTAAGCTCATCAGTTCCCTTGTAAGTTACTTCATAAGTAATTACAATACCGTGGTCAGAAGGTTTCCAACCTGTACCTGTTTGAGTCATAACTTTAGAATCTGCAAAGTCTACTGTACGAAGTACAAATCCTGGAGCAGAAGTGTTAAACTCATAAGTGTATACATAAGCGTTATCTTGTGCTACATCCTTGAAGTCTGACACAATAGCTTTAAACTCATAAGTACCTGCTTTAGGTAATTTAAGGTAAAGCATGTTAAATCCTAGAGCGAAGTCATCAGCATCAGCACGTACTTGGTACTTAGCAGAAGCTTTCTTCTCAGCAGGGTTTACATAAAGTGTACCTGTGTTCAAACATTTGATAGGGCTACAGTTAAGTTGGTCTTCAGGAACATCTTTACGTACATATTGTACTAGGCTTCCTGTAGGAATAGCAATCTGTTTGCTTGCTTTCCAACGTACACAAGGTCTGATTTCTTCTGTGATTGACACAATGATTTTAGAATCCTTGTCTTGTGTGTTGTAACCATACATAGGATGTGACATATCTACAAAACAATTAGACATTTATTTCTCCTTTTTGCCTTGGTTTGCATTTTGTTTATTTCCATCTTCTGATGGGGTGTTAACTTGGTTTTTCTTTGAGCCTTCCTCTACCATGTGTTCACGAACACGAGATACAGCTTGAAGCTCTAGCTTTCCTCCATGACGATTAGCAATCTCATTACGAGACATGAAAAACGCATTGAGGTTTAATGGTTGTTCTACAGCCATAATGACTCCTTTACATACAAGTGAATATTGATAGTGTAGCAGGGAATGAGAACATCTCAACTTCATCTACAAGCTCATTAGAGAAGTCTTCAGGACAACCTATATCAGTCACTTTAACTCTAATAGGTAAGTACCATCCGTCTAATGAGGCTACATCTTGAGCGAATGTTTTTCTTTGGATGCCTCTAGGTGTTTGTACTTGATGCACAAGCATATTCTTGATTTGACAATGCACTTCTTCTCTATACTCTAGCTTACCTTCAGGTGTATTCTCAATACATACTCTTCCAGTAGGAGGAGTTACAGGTGAGTAATACACAGAGAAGTTTACATAGAGTTTAGAAAAGCATTTTGAGCTATTATCACAAGCAATATCAATAGCAAGGAAAGGAAACTCTACTCCCTGATTTAATTGGAAGTGCTCTGATGTTCCTACATGCTTATTGAACTGTTCATCAAAGTTGTTATACCTTTTTCTAGGGTCTAGCTCATCAGGGTTATCAGGTTGAATAAAGTAGTCTAAGACTCCTGAACCATACATCTGTAGCCATTTCTTAATGTTTATATATACAGCACTAATCATCTAGCTACTCTCCTTGGTATTTTAACTTGATTTTTTCTCCCTTGTGAAACTAAGTATTCCCTAGCACTAACTGTATCACTAGAATTATATCTAGCAGTTCCAGCTCCTCTTCTTCCTGAAGGTCTTAGAGCCTTATAAATCCCAAAGAATCCACTTGTAGAGTTTACAAGTTGTTCTCTTTCACCTACAGTATCAAATGCTATGGAGATGAATGGAAAGGCAGAATACCTAGGAGGATAGCCTCTTTGGTGGTAAACATGGGTGTAGTAACGCTCTTTTCCTTTCCTTGTAGGAGGAAAATCTGACCTATCACTATACACAGTAAAACCATCTGCTATTTTCTTCATCTTGATAGACCTAACCATCCGTCCTGTTTGAACAGAACCAGTTGCTTTAGCCTCTAGCATACCTGTAACGGTAAAGTCAACAAATTCTTTTGAGAACTCAATACCCTTCCAGTTATGAATGTCAGTTGTGGTCACGAGTAATCACCCCCTGTAATTGCTTAACATAAGGAGCACACTCAAGGACAAGCTGTTCAGATTCACGAGGAATCAGTCTTTCACCTGTCATCTTAATATCCCAACAACCTGGCAAAATTTCATAAGTTCTACAAGCTACAACTTTCCAAAATAGGTATCCTGCATCTTCAGGACAAGCAAACCTATTACATCTTGTAGATATTCTTTGCATGATGTAGTAACCATGCTTAATATCAAAATCACAAGCGTGAGATTGATTATGTAATGAGAAGTAGAAAGTCTCTAACTGCCTTGAACCTTCAAGACCATGAGTAGTTGTAGCATCACTTTCAGAACCTCTTGATGTAGGCATGTGGTCTACACATTTAAGGTGTTCTACTTCTTCCCACAAACATTTCATTATTTGTCTGCTGTTTTCATCATAAGTTGGTACAGCAGTTCCTTGCCTAAGTACAAGAATTTCTCTGTTATTCCAAGGTAAGCTCATTATATCACCTACCTTTACAGTTCTTCTTCAGGCACACCTTCATTTATGACAGCGTTATTTACTGTAGGCTCTACCACTGTATGCTCTTCTACTTTGGGTTTTTCTTCAACCGTTGGTTCTTCAACTTTAGGTTCTACAGGCTTAGGAGCTTCCTCAACTTTAGGAGGCTCAGTTTCCTTTGGAGTTTCTTCGACTTTAGGAGTTTCCTCTTTAGTCTCAAGCTCAAACTCTTTATCCTTATTGTCTTGAACATAAGTAGAAGTAGTGTTCTCAATCACTTCTTCAAAAGTGTTTTGGATATTACCCTCATTATCTGTGTACTTAAGGTTAATTAGATAACCTCCTAGAATGTCATCTACAGGGTAAACCTTGTCTTTCAAGAAAACATATAGTCTACCTTCATAGTATGTACGGTACACAGTAGAATAAGTTTCAACACCATTGATAGAGCGACCAGTACCACACTTAGAGCAACCGTAAGAACGTGATTCACGTTTACGCTCTCCTTTGAATTTTACTAGCATTTTCTCCTCCCAATAGCTAAATACATATTGTCTGTGTAACTCTTCTTACACAATGATAATGAACTGAGTGTCTTAATAGACCATGTGTTGATAAGTTTCACGTAAAACCTATCAATGCTTCCTGAGTCAATAGTCCATTCTCTAACAATATAATCGACAGATTTTTGTTTAAGAACTGCTCCTACTGCTAGTCTATCCATATTAGCACATTCATCTAGAGTACCACAGTTATTCTGACTTGCAATAAAGATGCTTAGGAAGTGGCACATAGCATCATAGACACAATCAGGTAGTGTCTTTGAAGTATATCCTGCTTCATAGTCAAGAATTACCTTATACTCTGCCTCACAAGAGCAAGGGTCATAACATTTACAACATGGACTAAGCTCATCTGTAACGTTGATTAGAATTGTACCATCCACAAAAGACCAATTCCATTTAGTTGTATCAAGCTCATACTCTTCACGCTCTAGACCTTTTCTTTTATGTAAATACACTTTTAAAGTAGTAGGGTCAAAGCCTTTGTAGTAATAAGGTTTAATCTCAACCATAGCATCACAACCACACATCTCAAATTGTGTAATTGGAATTACTTCATGTCTTTGTGCTCTTAGGATAGTGTCACACTCACCGTCAGTCCAACAAAACAACCTAGCAAGTACACGGAGAAAGCTCTCCATGTACTTTTGCATAGTTGCTCCATCATCACAGTCAAAACATCCACAACGCTCTTGAAGTTTCTCAGTTATTCTAATCAACTCCAATTCAGGTTGCATAGTGTTTCTCCTTATTTAGCAGGAATAGTTGCCATAGGGAATGGGTTAAGACCTGTAAGAAGACCTTGAATACGTTCAAATACTACAGCAGGACATGATTGCTCAAGTGGAATGTTTGCCACAAGCAAGTGTGAAATGTGCGAGTTAGTGTGTACCAAACCGAAGTTTTCATACTTGTCACAGATTACTTCACATCCTGGTTTAGATGTGTCTTCTGTACGTTGAGTATAGATAGCTGATTGAGGAATGAACAAGTCATATTGTGTCAATGCTTCTACTCTAGCAAGGTCAATTACATAAGCCTCACCAGTCATTGTTTCTTCAAGGTCAAATGGTAAGTGGTAAGACACACCGAAAGGAATACCTTTGAATGTGATTGTTTCACCATTTACAGCCCAACCTTGAGGAAGTTTACCATCTTTACCTGGTACGATTTCAGCCTTGATTCCACGAAGAGTCAATGGGTGTACATAAATCTTGTAACGTGCTGATTGGTTATCCAATACATCAAGATAGCAAGATACTTGACGGAAAGCTCCGATAACTGAACCTGAAGCATCAATAGGAGTTACACCTGGGTGAGACATCATTTCAGCCACACCTGCGAAAGGACGAAGCCCTTGACCTTGGAAGTTCAACATACCTTGAACGATATGACGTTGAACGATAAAGGCGAATGTGTACCATGCCATGAATTGCTCAGCTTCTTCATAAGACATACCCAAACGTTGGAAGATGTTGATAAGGTCACCTTGTTTAAAGTGCATTTTATCTTTCATCAAACGGTCAAGACGAGTTTCACAGTCCTTGAAACATAGGTAACGTACTGGTGTAGCATCACCTGTAGCTTGCATAGTGAATTTCTCAGTGAAACAGCAGGCATCTGAAGTATCGTTGGCAAAGTCAGGAGCTTTAGTTCCCCATGTGATACCTTCCATAATCCAGTCACCATTTTTAGCTTGTCTCAAAGCACCAAAGCTTGATTGCTCAAAACGTTTAAGGATGTCGTTTACAAGTTCATCTCCCATACCAACTTCACGGAGTGAAGGTACTGCTTTAGACCAGTCACGAGAGATACCAAACGGAATTTTACCGTCTTCATTAGTAAGGTTTGCTTTGTTAGCAAGTTGAGCTTTAGTACGCTCATACAAGTTATCAATAGCTTCACCCAAAAGAATATCAAAATTAGTTTCAGCCACTATATTATCCTCCAAAACGAACTCTACCAAAACGGTTCGCTTTAACTTCTTCTTGTTTTACTTGTGTTTGTTCCACAGAAGGATTAGCCTTCTCAAGCAAAGCGCTTAGTTTTTGGAACTTTTCATCAATTTTTTGCTCTTCAGCTTCTTTAGCTGAAAGTTGACCTTTAAGTTCTGCATTTTCTTTCAAGAGTTGCTCTTTTTCAGCAGTAAGGGCTTCAATAGCTTTGATAGCTTTAGTCAAAGCATCTTCTTCTACTGTTTCCTCTTCTGTAACTTCTTCAGTAGGTTCAACTACTTCTTCAGTTTCTACAGCTACTTCTTCTACTACTTCTTCTGTAGCAGGCTCAACAACTTCAGCTTCAGGAGCTTCTACAACTTCCTCAGCTTGTGTAGAAAGATGTGCAAGAACCTTATCTAGAACTTCTTTTCTGTTCAAGTATTCTTCCTCATTTCTTACTAGTAATGAAGGCTCATAGCCTCCACTCTTTGCATTACCAGGATTACCCACAAAGGAGAATCCAGTAATCTCAATGGTATCTGTTATAAGTACATCAATACCACCACCATGTTCAACATTGTAGACCACTAATTTAGCATATTCTTCAATGTCACTATCTTCAATTTCTTTAGAATACCACAAGAACTCAGATGAAATAGCAAAAGGCTCATCTTGAATGATAAGGTCTTTTACATTACTAAGCTCAAGGTTTACATGTGGTTTAACTAGTAGGTCATATCTTCCATTGGAATCCTCTACTAGCTTAAGGTCTGACTTTCTGAAATAACCTTCTCTTACAGGGTATGAGTTAAGGTCTCTGTGACCTGTAGAAACATAACCCTCAAAAGAACCATCAATACTGTCATACCATTTTTTAAGTGTACCTTTACAGATATACAACCGAATTGTGTCATCTTGATAAAGCACAGAGCCTTCTGATAACAATGTCATGTAACCTTCAGAATTTTCAACTTTATCTACAGATAACTGTTCTCTCTCTTTTTTGTTATGGGAGAGATTCATAATCATGTCTAGGTCATCTTTCTTTTGTAGGTAAGTGTCAATCTCAGACATGATTTGCTCTGCAATCTTTGTCTTAACTGGCATTACTCCACCACCTCAAACAGATTATATTTAAGTTTTCTCACTTTCTTACCTCCACAGGAAGCACAGTAGGAGTATTCATACTGAACATTGTCCTTCTTGAGTCCTGCTTCAGTCTCAGGAGAGTAAGGTAGTTGTTCTGTAGCCTCTTTCAGACTTTCAATGAGAACTTGGTCAGTAGTCTCATACCAACCATCATTCTCACTGTCATTTCCTGGGTAAAACTCAAAATACTTACGTTGGTTTTGAATAATACTCTTGTCATTTAAGAAGTTCACACGAACTACCAAGTCTCTGTTAAGAAAGCGAGCTACACGAAACTTACTCATTCAGTAACCACCTTCACTTTCGTACCTTCAGTGATTGGAGAAATAACTTCCTTCTCATAACCAAACTGCTTGGCACGAACTTCTTTAAGGTGTTGTTGGTAAGTTTTCCCAACTTCCTTAACTTCCATTATTTATCTCCTGCGTATGTAATAGGAAAGCCATAGCAATCAAATTCAGTGTCTTTAAGCTTAACATCTTTAAGAGTGTAGTTAAACTCATATTTATCACCACAGCAGTAAGTGAATGACTTGAATTTCTTGTCTGTGACATCAAAGTATTGAATTTGTTCTTGACCTACAACAACTTTACGTAGTTGAGCAAGAATAGTTTCAGCTAAAGGTGACTTAAAGTTAAGTGTTTCATCTGCAACTTCAACTTTCAAATTCATTTCTGGAACTTTAATTGTAGCCATCTATGTGCTCCTTTCATCGAATGTTCTAATAATAGTATAACAAAAAAAGAGAGTTTAGCAACTCTCATACCATAAAGTTAAAATTCAATGTTTTCAAGAACTTTAGCTGTACCATGTTGAAGACGGTACTTGTTAATAAGCTCCATGATTTCTTCCATTGATTGTGTATCAAAGGTAGTATCAAATTCATTAAGGAACTCATCTTCTTTTACGTGAACAATACCACGTACTTCAGCTTTAGCTCCTTTACCTTTTCCTTTACCTACTACATATCCTACAATGTAGTTAGCATAAAGATGTCCTGATGATTGCTCCATGAGAGCACGTTGGTCTACCACAAAAGTATAAACCTTTTCTTCTTTACCATCTTCTGTAGTTTGTGTTGACACTTTAACTCGATTGTCAAATGCCACATCAACGTTCACAGCATAAGATGTTCTAGGTGTACGAAGCATATTACCACTTCGTCCAATGATAGGAATTTTTTGTGCTACATTTTCAACTCCACCATTGATAAGAACCTCAGCATCAAGGTCAGTCAGTTCTGCATATTTACGTAGAGTATAAACAGGCTTACCTGCTCTAGTATACTCTGGTTGAATGCTCTTACGCTTCTCATCAAGAAAGCCTAAAACATCAGTAATAATTTCAGTCATCTAAAGTTCCTCCATGACGGTACATACCTTTAAGTCCGTCTTTGTTGTCTTCTATGTTTACTCTTTGTGTATCTGCGTTCAACACTTGATAGATATAAGGTTTAGGTTTACCAAAGTCAGTCACAAACTTGCCTTTAGCTTCCTCATCTAGATTAAGGTAATCATTGTATGAGCTAAATGACTTCTCATTAGCCAACTTAGCATAGATGACCGTTACATCAGAGTAGTACATACTATCCATAACATAATGGTATTGCATGTTGTACTCTTTGCACAGTGTGAGAACCATTTCCTCAACATCATCAAGCTCAATGTTTACCATGTCCTGATAGGCTAAGCCTTTGTATTCATCTACGGGCTTAACCTTACCTTGGACTAATCCCCAATTATACCTAACAAGGTAACTAATCAATTTGAAAAAACGAAGGGTTTTCTCTCAGAATCTTAGCACAGTTAGTCATTAGTGATACATCTGTGATATATTCAGTCAAGTGTTCGGGAATACCTAAAACTTCACCTACTAGCTTCTCACAAGCATCAATAACATTGTCATCAAACACTTCATAGACTTTGAATAAGTCTTCAGGAGTGTAAATCTCAGTATCACCATTTTCTTGAAAGTCTGTAAATGCCATTGAGATAATTGAGGCATAGTTACGAACTTTACGTGCAATACGTGGAGTAATATACTTAGATTTAGCTGAAATTTCTTGGATGTAAGCATGACCGTCTTGAACAATCTCAGCTCCTTCAGGGGCTTTACCAATAATAGGCAACCACAAAGTAACTGTGTAGTCTTTAGGTGATGCAGAACCAATCTTAGTGCTATCTCCATTCACAACAGAAGATGTTGCTGTTTGGATAGCTACTGGTTCTTGTGTTTGAGTTGCTTCCACAAAGCTGTTTTGCAGTTTTGACAACTCCTCAATGGATAAAATCTTATTAGACATCTCTTCTCCTATACAATTAAGTTTTTCTTCAAGTACGCTTCTGCCATCTTAATATCAATAGCTTTAAGTTTTTCATAAACCTCTAAAATGTAAAGGTCATTGTTATAGTTGTAGTTGTTAGTGAACTCATAACTATCAAACTTAATATGCTCAGATAATCCTGAAGCATGTTGTAGAATATGCACTACTTGACCAATAAAGTGGTCACGCATTGGAATGATTGTGTTCTTCATAGCATTATCAATAATACTATAAGTACCAATGTTTGACACAGTTTTATTCAAGTCAAATAATCTAGCAGGTACTCCGAACATTTGACAGATGATAGCAGGAACATACTGAGACAAGTAGTCAAGGAAGTCTGTAGCCTTTGTATCACGTTCAAGCTGTTCTAAGTTTTGGAAATTTCCTGAATATACGATTGCATCATTGAACTCAGTTTCTGAAAGTTTTTCAGCAAATGCGTTCATATCTTCAATAATTTTCTTGGTTCTTTCACCTTTAGCAGTTCTACCCATATCAAGTAGTTCACCACTACTAAATGATGTACCTTGCTCAACACTCTCTTCAATCTGCTCTTCAAGAGTATCTTTAGCTTGCAAGGCAATAGTACCAATACCATTACGAGAAATATCATAGTTCATACGGTTAAGGATATTAAGAATAAGCTCAACACGTTTTCTGTCTTTAAGCAAAGGTGACATACAGAATACTTGAGATGTATCAATACGTACACAAGCAAACTCTTTGTCCGTTACAACTAATACCTCATTCTTGAACTCTTCAGGATTCTCTAGAATCTTTTGAATGTCCTCTGCTGAGTAATCATTTACTGGTCTGTTATTACCAGTCTTTCTGTCATAAGGTGTAATATAGGTGTTTGTGTTTTTGATTAGGTATGTCAAAGTTTGTCTAAGGACTGGCTTCTTAGGGTAATCAATCACACAAGCTAGAATGTCTTTAGGATGAACTCCTACTAGACCATCACCTGTATTTAACAGACCATAGTAACCATACTTACGATAACCTTTAGCTACTTGCTTCAACACATCATAATTACGCTGGCCATTGAAGTTAAGGCTATATAGATAATTTCTTAGAGTCTTATCCTTATCAAAGTTTTCTGTAGTAAGGTAGTTGGTAAACATGTAGTTCACAATGTTATCCAAAATGTAATCTACATCAGGTAGGTCTAAAGATAGTCTTTCAATGTCCTCTAGATTCTCTCCTACAGGAGTTCCTCTAAAGCCTGAACTTTGGAATACTAGTCTGTCCTTATACTCTGCATTAAAATACCTATCCATAGCACAATCGCCACCACACTCATCTTTGCGACATTTGCCACAGCTCATTAGCTACCTCCTAGGTAAAACAGTTCAGCCACATGAAGGGATAGCAATACACTATCAAGTTCATCAGGTGAATGTTTAAGTAATTTCTTGATTTCAGATTTAGGTCTGATTTTAACAAGTCTGTCTTCAGGCTTCTGAATCTCAGAAACGAATGACATCTGTCTGCTAATACCATCCCAAACTTTTCTCACAAATGATACCCTTTGTGCTTCCATCATACCTCTTAACATAAGGTGCATCTCTGCTCTTCTGTTAAAGGCATATTCAGCACTAGGGTCTTTTGCAATGACCTTAATCTCTGTAGGCTTACCTCCAAAGTTTATGTCATACACAGGACATTTAAGCTGTCCTGAAAGTCTTCTCATCTTCAGTGGTTGAACAATGTGTGCTCCTCCACCTGCATCTATCCCAATAGCTTTAGCATTAAGCCTATTAGCTAGTGTGACAATATTATTAACTATCTCAATAGCTGTTATACCGTCAATCCACTCAGCAGGCTTAATATCCTTAGTATCCACAACAGTAAAGTGATTGTGCTTATCAACCACAGATACAGTAACCTGTATACTGTCAGAACCCTTATAGGCACTATCGACTCCAATAAAGAAGTCAAGGTCTTTGCCTCTAGTGTCAAAGCTATCTAGAATATCAGGTGACGAATCAAAGAATGAAGAACGCTCTGTAGGGAACTCACAAAGAAGGTTTTCCCTAATGGAGTCTTCAGTAATAGTAAACTGTGACCTCATAAGTTGGTCTTTAGTGTACTTTATACTACCCTCTTCCATTGCTGTCACCACATCTAACCACATCACAAACTCATCTTCTGCTAGGTCTTCATTTACCATGAAGTCATAGAAGTTGTTAAGTGAACGTGGATTAGAAATTAGGTACATAATCAGCTTTCTACCGTCATCTGACTCAAATTCTCTACGACCCATGTGACCAAGGGCAATAGGAGAAATATCAGATGCTTCATCTCCAAACATATTACCACCTCTACCAATGACATGGATTTTAGAGGGGTCAGTAAAGTTTGAACCTGCTGATAGACCTTCTAGCTTACCTCCATTTCTGAATGAGAATCCCTCACTTGAGAATGAAGATAAACCACGCTTAAGCCTTTTGTCTACTGCTGTGACATCCTTTTCATCAAAGGACAACATAGCTTTAACATCAGGGTGAGAGTTTACTAGAATCTCTCTAGCATGTTGAATAATAATTCCTGAATACTCTTGAGTAGAACCTACAGCGTAACAGTTCTCTCCCTCATAGGCAAAATGGTTAGACATAATACCACAGAGGAAAGATTTACCGTAACGAGGAGTTGCCACACAGTAACCAGTCTTATACTTACCACTTAGGAAAGCTCCGAACTGTACTGCTTGTGACCACCATAGCTCTAGGTTAAACTCAGATAGGGCTGTAGTGAAGCCTAGCTTGTAATACTCAAGCTCTTTCTCAAAACCTTCTCTTTCCCTAATGGTATTCCTCTTGAAGTGCTTAGGTATTTTACCCTTCACAGCATCCTTAAGTTGGTCTTGAGGAGTTACCTGGTCAAGAAGGATTGATAGTTTTTCCTTGTTGGATAATACCTTACGCTTTTGAGTAAGTGACCCAACATCTGCATATTGGATGTGCATAAACAATATCTCCTCCAGTATAACTAAGCTCTTCTTCAATATCCACAGAAGGTGCTACGTTAGAAAAGCTCTCTGTGACAGGTATTGTTGTGCCATTCATAGCAAGACAGGTAGGACATGTCTTAGAATCACCAACACAGTTCCAAGTCTTAAGGATTGAGTTCTCAGTGACAATCTCAAATAATTTAGCACTTTCCACAGAAGCCTTTTCAATAAGCATCTGTACTTCACTCATAGCTATTCTGTCTAGCTTGTGTCTGAAGTCTGAAAGTAAGTTATCAATGTTTACTGTCTCTGTAGAATCAATAACCTTAGCCCTTAAGTCTTGTGCATGAGCTTCAAAAATCTCTCTCAGCCTTGAGTAATTACTTCTAGCATAGTTAGTTGTGTTCACACCATTACGAACTTCAATAAGCTCTTGTGGTGTCATATCAACTCCTAGAGAGTCCAAGATATAATCAATCTCTCCTAGGAATACCTCAGAGTAGGTATCAATTAGGTAATCAATCAAAGCTTCTTCAGCACTAAGATAGTCTCTCATAGTCACAACAGATGTTGCAAACCCTTCTAGGAGACTAACTATTTCATCATAATGCTCTTTGAATAAATCTTCTTTCGGACTGTGTGATGCCATTACATATCTCCAAAGAGTTCATCAAGCTTCTCTTTAGTGTAGTTCTTAAGCTCTTCAATACCATCTTTAGTGTCATGGTTGACATTGACTGTGGTTTGTGTAGCTTTACCTTCGATACGGTCAGCCCATTCTTTACGCTCAACACTATCCTCAAATGATGCCATAATCTGTAACATAGCGTTCTTAGCGATTGGTGTACATGGAGGGATTTGACTATAGGCATGATAACCTACAGAGTTGATTAGTTCTTCCTCAACATCAATTAAACCCCAACGCATTTGGTAAAGTCTTAAAGAGTCTTCATCAAGAGCACTAAGTTCTCTCATAGTTTCTGAATAAAGTTTAGTCTTAACTGCCATGAGTCATTCCTTTCACAAGATTAAATACTCACACAGAAGGAATCCAACCTTCTTAAATTAAGCATAAGTGTGAACCAAAATTATTAAATAGAGAGATACACCCTACTGGAGTTGAACCAGTATTGACGGATTAGAAGTCCGTTGTCCTATCCATTGAACGAAGGATGTATATGACGGATTTAACCGTCATTTAGTATTCACATGAGTGATACCTATTAACCAAAGTGCGTAGAGGGATTTGAACCCCCGAATGGTGAGGTTGCAACTCACAGCGTTAAGCCTCTTCGCCATACGCACACAAACCTACAGGGAGAATTACTCCCCATAGGAACTGTAAGGAGGTGTCCTCTTATGGCTTCAACCATAAAGCGTACAAGTTAAGTATAACATAATACCTAAGCTTTGTCAACACCATACAAACCTAAAAGGATTGCTTCTGCTTCGTCATCATTTGAAACAGATAGACCTTTATCTTCACAAAGGGCTATAGCCTTCTTCTTAGCCTCTGCTCTTTTACCATTCAGTCCATATGGCTTTCTCCAAACGGTAGGAGGTACTAGAGTCACAGTGCTGTTGCGTAGTTCTCTAATAACCAATCCTTGAACGATACCAAGCATCACAAGTGTCTTTTGGTTTGAAATGACTTTCAATTCCTCAATGAAGACCTTATCGAATTGACCATGCTTTTCACAGAGAAGTCTAACAAACTCTGCCATATATTGTCCTCTGTCAATATAACTATCCTCATTGCTTGTGATAGTTCCATAGTCAATGATTTTCCCATTGTTTAAAACACAGAAGCCTGAACTCTTTGTAGATAGGTCTAGTGATAAAACTTTAACCATGTAAAAATTATACCATTCCTCACACACTGTGTCAATATAAAAATTTTATTCACCAAAAAATGTTTGCAACTTGATTGCGAACATTTTCTGTTGGTATTAGTCCTAGTTATAAATATATAATACCTAATAATCTAATACCTAATAGTTATATAATACCTAATAATCTAATAGTTATATATAATTAGTTAATAAGCTATATTATTACCATCAAAAAAGTACATATACTGAAATATACTACATCAACTAATTATATAATACCTAATAATCTAATACCTAATAATCTAATAGTTATATATATAATAACTAGGTATTATTACCATCAAAAGTATACATATACGAAATTATATCACTCTAAAATCTAGACATTTTCTGCTCTGTGTGGTATACTTTCTGTGGAGGTGTCTTATGGATACAAAAATTATTTGGTACTTTAACCGAGACAAAAAAGAAAGAGGTACAACCTTTGTGAAGAAGGATGAGTACCGTTTAGCATTAGATTTTGAAGATAATGGCCTTGTGAATAGTGACCTTAAGCTACAAATCAAGAAATTCCTCAAAAGGACTTATCATGTAACTGTGCATCAGCTTACCTATTGGCAAAATCCACTAAGTGATATATGCAAGAAGTTCAGAGGTAGAGATAGGCTTTGTGAAGAGCTAGGAATCACAGAAGAACAGCTCTGTGACCTTAACCTTAGCTTCAATAACCCTCACATTAAGTCACAGCTACTAATAGGCTACTTACTTCCTGTGCTATCAGACCAAGAGTTCGCTAATTGGTTCTACTCTACTGTGTATAATTTATACAATGACATTAAAGAGCCTTTACTCATATATCCTAATAGCCTTAGCCCTTCATTCTATCAATGGTTATACCATGAGAGTCCCTACTCTCACCTTAATCAGCTTATGCTAGGTAAGAAAATACCAAGTGCTATGATGGTAGGTGATTATATCTATGAACACAGAGGTGATTATGCAAAAGTCTATAATGAATATTTAAACAGTTTAAGTGAATATTTATACCATAAATACAACCATATACCTAATTACATACTAAGCCTTAAGCATAAACTTACATTAAAGCTTAAACGTAATAATGTCCTTATATCTGATAGGCTTAATCATATAGGTATGTCCTATAAAGCCTATAATGGTATGTTTGCTCAGGTAAGTCCTATAATGACCAAATACATAGAGATAATAGCCAAGGATACAGGATTTAATAAATATGACATTTTATTCACTATTCTAATGGACTCTGTAGACTATTATGCTAAGAAACCTAGCTATAAACGTAGGGTTACAGCAAAATTCCTTAAAGAACAAGATGTAAAATTATACAAATAAGGTGTATATTTATTATATACCTTTTCTTTTTGCATAAATATTAGCTAACATGTTTTTACCTAAATAGTTAATTGGTGAATGAGTAAATATGCAATAGAGGTAATTAGTTTCATTTTTAATTGGGTAGGTAGGTAACATGTTTTTTGGCTTATTTTTAATTAGTCAATAGGGGGATTTACCTAACACGTTTTTAGACCTAATTTTTAATTGGTGAATAGAGAGGGTAACACGTTTTTTATGTATTTATATTGTTGGTGAATAGAGAAATCTCAGCCTCACCCCTCTCTCCCTGTTTTTTAATCGACCTTGCCCATTGCATCTTTTTAATTGTAATCAATACCTTTACAACAAAATGATTGTAACAAAAATGATTACATCTAATTATTAGCATCAATAAATTAGTATAATAAATTAGCTATACTTACCTATAATAAAATAGTTAAACCTATCAAGCTATTATACTATAGCATGAATAGGCAAGCATAGATAAAAGGGTAAAGACTGTTATATTATAGTATATATATAGAAAAGCATTTACCTATAATATAAAAGGCTCTTTACTACTCTTTTTGAAAACATTTTAGAAAATTTTCATGAAAGTGACAAATAAATTATCTATCTTTTCCCCTCAATCACTTGTATAAAATATATAATTATTGCATAAAAATACCCTATCCATAAACTAAATAAATATACAAAAACATTGCATAAATACCCTTTATTATTGATTTTCTAAACAAACAAAATATAAACAAATTACACCCTAAACAAACAAAACTAAACAATTATAAATAAACATTTATCTGTATAAATAGACCTATCTATTATATATCATTCAATACTAACAATAGCATATACTGATATAAGCTAAAACTATAACAAAAGCCTTATTATATATAATAATTAACTATAGAAAAATTTATATAGCCTATTGACATTCTAGTATAAAGTGATATAATGGTATTATAGAAAAAGGTCAAAAGACCTAAGAATAAAACAAAGGAAATAACCTTTTAAGGTTATAAGGTACAATATAATGAAAATCATTACTACTAAGGTTACACCCTGGTCAGGTGCTATCAGCACTTACAACACTATACAAGAAGCAGGAAAGGAAGAAGAGTTTGAAAGCTTGATTGAGGAACTCTATCCAAATGGCATAGAGGAAACTCAGTTAAATGATATTCTTTGGTTTGAAAGTGACTATATTCTAGAAAGTTTAGGTCTTTCAGAAGAGGAAACAGATTTTCAATGTGACTCTTGTCTAGAATATGTAGAAGAGGATGAGCTTTGGGCACATAATGACGGATGTTCTTACTGCTCTAACTGTTACCCTAATATCTAGGATTAAGCCCTTATATGAAAAGCATATCAGACAACTTGCAAGGGTTGTCAGGGCATAGCGTTTTAACGTGATACAATCATATCAAGCATTATAATAGTGATTAAAAGCCCTTTACTGTAAAGAAAACTTTTTCACCCTTGCTTGAAACATTGCAAAAATCAGACCTAAACGCAAGATTAAAACAACAATATCAGCCCTTTAAAGCTCTAATAAGGGAAGATAGCACAAAGATAGAGCGAAACAGTACGAACGCAAAATAAAGACATATTGAGCCTATAACAAGCTATAAATAGGTAAAATTGGTTATATAGCGATTGTGATAACTCATAGCACTTTGACAATTTAATAAAAGTTATAAAATCAAAAGGAAAACTAAAAATGATAGTATTTAAGACAAAACAAACAAGCGTTACAGTTATTTACTGTAAATCTATCACAATTAAAGAAGGTTAAAAGTAAGGGGATTTTCTCCCCTTGCTAGTTAAGAATTAAAGGAGAAAAGAAAATGCCAAAAACATTAGAAAATTTACTAGAAAAAGCCTTGAAAACAGGGAGCGCAAACCTTAACGGACGATTGAAATTCTACGGATATGTTGGCGAATTAGAAAGTAAGTATAAAGTCCATTATAACAAGGATATTGATACTCTTGTTGTGTATCATTGGGGAACTTGTATTCTAACTATCAAGAACTTATATACTGAACCTGTAGTCACCCATTTTTATGGTCAGAGTAAATCTGACCGTGACGCTCTAACTTTTATTTTTAACTATTTTAGTACAGGATATAGCGCAAGCTATCGCCCGTCATTAGATAAATTTAGTGTATTGGCTGATTTTGGAAAAGGTAGACTAGAAGAAAGAACAGTATAAAGAATTAAAGCCTTGATGACTGAAAAGGTTGTCAGGGCTTACCCTTAAGGGGTAAAGGTAAAGAAAAACAGAGGAAAACGAACATGGAAAAGACATTCTACAAATCATATAAAGAGCTAGTAAGCGAATATTTTGGTATTGATTACAAGGTAGGGGAAAACACCCCTAAACTTTCAAAACAGCTTTCAAGAGCTAAAATTGCTTACGAGCAAGAGGAGTTGCAAGCCTTTGCTGAGCTTTTGTTAACAGTCTTTCACGATGAGGAAGAGCTAGTTTTTACCTTCCTACTATCTGACAAGTTGCCTACATACTCAGAAGCTGAGGATTGGGCATTTGATGGTTCATGTAATACTCCAGGAGGTCCAGGAGAGGTCACAAGTGCTATTTTGCAAACTAGCCCTATTGCTAGATACTGCTATATCTACGATGAGCTTAACAGTCCTACAGCACGTTTCTATTATCTAGAGGATGATAATGGAGAGCTTGGATTGTCTGACCTATACAGTGATGAGGGGCATGGTTACTATCTATCACCTAAAATGTTACTATCAATATTCTATGAAAGAAGATTATCAGACTTTGAGGAAACAACAGATAAACTAGTAAACCATTCAAATAATGGAGGGTTCTGGGCGAATATGGCAAGTTTGGACTATAAAAAGTTTGTAACTTGCCCTGGTATTCTAGCACAAGTCAGCGATAGTAAAGCAAAAGAGGCTCTAAGCTCTGAGGGTATTTACTGGTCAGAAAACTTGGATAGTTGGATAAATCCTGACGAAAACTGGTCAGTAACTTTTTGTGAAAACATTGATGATTATGAGCACGATGACTATACTTGTGGTTGTGAATATTGTTGTTGTGTATTCTCAACTAATGGTGACTACGTGAAAACAGATGATGGATTATACTACTGTTCAGAAGACTGCTGTAGTGCTGAGAATTTATACTCAGAATACTATGAAGAGTATATCCATGAGCATGAGGCTTACTACTGCAAAGATTGTGAGGATACTTTCTATAGTGACGATATGGAAGAGGGAGCAGATGGCTGTATGTATTGCTTTAACTGTATCCATGAGCACTTGGAAGATGAGGAGGACGAATTAGAAGATATTGCATAAAATCAAAGGGTGAAAATAGGGGTTTGAGATTGACAAAATCTCACCCTAAAATCACCATGTAAGGACTAACATGAAAATTTTATATAGAGAATTAAAAACGAGGTAAACTGAATGAGAATTTTTAAGATTTTAGGTTATGGAAGCATCATTTTTGTAATTTTGGTAGTGTTTGGAACTATGTTACAAGGTATACCACAAAAGCAGGAGCAGGAAAAAGCACCTACGGTTCAAAAGGTGAAAGCTAGTAAAAACAATGAGGTTCTGAAAAAAGAATCTAAGGGAGAATACTACTATATTGTGGTATGGGATAAAGAGTCCGAATATCCTATTGTCTATTATCTAGATAAGGACGAATGGGAAGGGGTCAAGGTAGGCGATATTTACTAGCCTACAGCACGTTAAAAGTTTAGGGTGTATATTTACCCCTTGACCACAATTAAACTTAATAGAGAGCAAAAGAGAGGCTTTCAGGAGGTACAAAATAATGGTAAAAAGTTATAAGATTTTTAAAAAATTGCTAAAATGGTATGGCTTACCAATCGGAATGATTATTGGTAATTTGTCATCTGATTGTAGTTTTCAACTTTTCGGTGCTTGTGTCCTGCTAGGTTATCTAGTAGGAAGCTTTATCTATATCACAGATGACAAGGACTAAGGAGGTAAAAATGGGAGTAGTAGTAACTAACAAGAAAAAGGAGTTGAAAAACTCTTGGAATCGTGTAAGCATTAACCCTACAATGGAGATTATGGATAGCTTTCTCATTGAAATGTTTGTTATGTATAGCTATGATAACTTGGAAGAGCCTCCATTCTCACTAGGGAAGGACTTACAAAAGGCTTTGAATCTTGGATATGATAGCAAGTATGCTTTCATTGATGGAGTTTTTAAGGGAGGTAATAAATGTCTACGTTTGAGCCAGGACAACTAGTAACTGCTAGTGAATTTGACAGATATGCTTTCACAGATAAGGGTAAACCTTTAAGAGTGTTAGGTGAGGGAGAGCTTGGAGGATTAACTAAGGCAAAAGCTCTTTGGGGTGTTGGTACAGTGTATGAACTAGCTACGGATACCCTTTGCCCTATGGATGAATCTGAATTGCTACAGGAAGGACAGCAAATGAGGGTAATTTTAAGTAGTGCTATAAAGGCAGATGCTAAAGTAGTAAATGCTAGGTTTGTGACCTATCAGGATTTTGGTGTATATGCTATGCTTGATGACGGTACTTTGTGTGATATTGCAATGAAGCATATCCTATCCTCTAATGTAAAAGGAGGCTTGCATGTTTGATATAGGAGATATTATAGTTCTAAAGAAAGATGTTTTCCTATGGCAAAAAGGTACATTAGCAAAGGTTGTTGAGCTAGGTTGTGATTTTGACCATAAGTGTGATATTGTAGTAGAAATTCTAGATACTCAAGGAAAGGTGCAAGGTATGATAGGTAAAAATGTAAGAGCTGTATCTAGACTATTTGAGCTATATAAAGGAAAGAGAGGTTTACATGTTTAAAGTAGGAGACTTAGTAACAGCTAAAGAGTATAACTCATACACTGTAACGGATAAAGGTAAACCTTGTGAGGTTGTAGCAATAAGCCAAAGTAGAATCCAAGTAAAGTGTTTATGAGGTGTAGGTGAGAAATATTGGGTATATCCCCACAAATTCAGACTTATGGATAAGAATGAGATTTTCAAACCAGGGTGTAAGATTACTGTAGAATCAGTTAGAAAGGTTAGAGGAATCAACACAGAAGAAATTGTAACCTTTATAGAATATAGCACCTATGGAGTAAAGGTTGAGACTAGCTTGGGATATTACATAACAATACAAATGCACAGTGTTAAAGGAGTTGTGAAAGGTGGGTTACATGTATAGTATAGGAGATAAGGTTCTGCTATACCCAATAGCTGATAGTAAATACAACTTTGAGCAGGATAGAGGTAGAGAGGTAACAATTATAGGTATTGATTGTAGTGATAGTTACCTACCCTATAAAATACAGACTATAAGAGGTAATTGGTATTGGACTAGCTTACAAGAAATAAAAGGAAAATTCAATGTTATAGGATTGAGATTATAAAATTATTTTGAAAAGGTATTTATAAAAGTGATATAAAGTGATATACTAATAGTGTATCAAGAAAGAAAGGATATTTATGCTTGCAAATTTAACAGGGCATGATGTAGTGATTGTAGACAAATATGGGAATCCTACAAGGGTTATAGCACCTTGTGAGACAGAAGAGCCTTTAAGAGCTGATGTCTCTATCCGTAGAATGGGTAAGGTTGATGGAGTTAGGCTTACTAAAATTCATTATGAGTCTAATATCACAAAACGAAAGATGATGGAGCTGTTTATGAACTATGAAGGAATCATAGTCTCAAAGATTACAGCAGAATGTTTAAGAGAGCTAGGATATACAAAAAATATATATATCACTGGACGGAAATTTTACCTACATGGTAAGATTATAGGAGTTAAAGAGCTTTGTGTTCTATAAAATGAGGAGGGAAAAATGAAGCTAGAAGATGTTAAAGAGGGAATCAAGGAAACAGCATCCTTGATTGAAGAATCAGTATTTAATGACATGATAAAAATGGTAACCTCTAATGAGGACTTGGAAAAACTGGTAAACGCTTATATTGAAGGTTTACCACGTAGTGAAAAGCATCTTGCTTACACAGAGGGAGATTTTAAAGAACGTGTATCTTACATTGTAGGTATGGCAGATGAGATTGTTGAGCAATTAAGAGAGCTTAATTGTGTGGATAAAATCCGTGAGATGCAGAATGTCTGGAGTGAAAGTGGGTTTACCTTTAATGGAGAGCACTACTACTCACCACTGACATTGCTAGTTGTGTCACTAGATAGTCAAAGAATTTTACCTTACAATGTTAAGGAATGGTACAAACAAAACAAGGAAGCATTTTTAAAGAGTTTAGACAAACTTATCATACGTAAAAAGTGTAAAGTAACAGCAAAAGAATCTAAAGATAATCTTGCTGATAATGTTAGGGAATTTAAGAAAAAATACCTACCAAATAGTTGTAGTATGTCTCTTGCATATTTCCTACAAAAAGCAGGAGCACAAGATGTTTATTCTGATAAGGCTGATGAGGCTTACCATAAGTATGCAGATTATATCAGTAACAAGTTTGAAAGTATTATCCTTAAGAGTAATCCTAACCTAAAGAGATTTACATATAAGTCTATGGTTAAAGATTATTTTGGTCTTGACCTAGTAGAAGGAAACAATGCACCAAAACTTGCTAAACAGTTGAAAAAAGCAGGAATCAGCTACACAGATGAAGAGGTTCGTCATTTTGGTGAGGTTCAGCGTTGGTGGAATGATTGGTATAATGAAGATTTTGCATCTACACTCACTGAAAATGATGTTCGCTGTAAAGACTTATGGATTGACCTGAAAGATTTTACAATTCCTTACCTAGTTGATACATGGGCTTTTAATGGTTCATGTAATCAGTCTAATAGTTCAGCAGGAGCAGATACACACCTTATTTTGAAGCATTTAGGCTTTGAATATCTTAAAGGTTACTCAACCTACTATAGAAATGGAAATTATATCCTACAGCCTGCTTTACGTACTTACTTTTTAAGAGAAGGTAATGATATTGGTCATGCAGGAAGCTATGCAGACTTTTCAGGAACAAGAGCTAAGGCTTGTTATGAATTTACTACAATTCTATTGTGTATTATGTTTGGTAAGAAGGTAGAAGACTTTTCTAGTATTGACGGTATGAGTATTGACTGTGAGCAATACTACCAAAATGATACAAACTCTTATTTCTGCTTTTGGGCTAATCAAGGTAACAATGAATATTCTAAGTTCGGTACAAGAGAAGATATTTTCTATAATATCAGTGTTGATGATATTCAGGATTATCTTGATAATGAAGTACCTATCAGACACTTATTCTACAATATTGACTCAGAAACTAAACAAAGAATCAAGTTGGCAGAAGGTCTAAGTGTAAAAACTTTGCTAAAAGGAAAAGTAAGCCCTAATGGTTGTGGTTTACTTGATAAAATTATGAAAGAATACAGTATTTAAGGAGAATTTATATGAAAAACAAAGAAACTTACAATTTTATTGATGTATTAACTAAAACTCAATCACAGATGCTAGAGTGGTTGCCTGATATTCTACTTGACTATGGGTATTCTGTGACAGTAACAGATTATATGATTATGGGAATCAGTCCTCTTGATAATCAAGTTGGATTGGTTGCACACCTAGATACAATTAACACTAAGAGTAAAGGTCTTTATGGTAGTAACCTTGACTATGGTTATAATAGCAAGTGGTATACTAATTACACAGAAGAGGAAAAGACACCTGAAGTCCAAGATATTCTTGTGACTGACCGTTATATCCTCTTAAGTCCTGAGCACAAAGATAGTATTGATTGTTTAGGTGCTGATGACCGTGTAGGTGTTAAAACTATCCTAGATATCCTCTCAATGGGTCTAAAACCTCATATTCTCTTCACTACGGACGAGGAAGTGGGTTGTGTAGGTTCACGTACTGCTGTAGCAGAAAACGCTCTAGAGGAGCTAAAAAAGGCTTCTATGCTTATTCAGATTGACCGTGGAGTTCATGAAGAATCTTGGCATGAAATGGTGACCTATAGTTTTGACCCTACTAGCCAACCTGAAATTTTTAAACAGTTAGAAAAGACTTACACAATGGCTACAGGTTCTTATACAGATGTTGCTGTGTTAGGTGAGCATCTTGATAAGCCTATTGTGAATGTATCAGCAAGTTATATGAATGAGCATCACACAGATGAGTTTATCAATCTAGAGGCTTATGACTATAATACTAAAGGACTTATCAAGTTTATCAAGTGGGCTGTTAAACAAGACACAAGTGGTTGGAAGTATAAGGCTAAACGTTTACCTAAAGTAAAGAAGACTGTATCAACTAAGACTAAAACTGAAAGTCTAAGCTCTACAGAAAGTGTATCTAGTTATATTAGAGTTCCACAAAAAGGAGCTAAGCGTAAGTCACTTATTGACGAATCAGGAAACTTTGCATCAGCGAATGAATACTTTGAAAAAATGGATAAGTCTGATACAATGAATCCTTTAATTACCTTTAATGGTTATGTAAAGATTGGTTATGATAGAGATGAGCTATTGTCTTACCTAGATGAGGCTTACACAGATGGAGTATCATTCTCTACTTATCCTGAATTGGCTTATATCCTACGTGGTTACTATGTTCCTGATGCTAAATAGTTAGAACACAAAAAAGGGTAGCCCTGATTTGGGCTACCCTTTGGTGTTCATGTACTAAATATATAATACCACAGTCTAGGGTTAAGGTCAAGCTAAAGCTCTTAAAAATTTTGTATATGTACTTTTTTGATGGTAGTAATACCTAGTTATTATTATATATAATTATTAAATAATTATTATTACCATCAAAAGTATACATAATCAAAAATTTTTCAATCTAAGGTATTGCTATTTACAATTCTTTGTGATAGAATGGTATTATCAAATACGAGGAGAGGTGTATCATGTATTTAAAGGTATATACTGAAATGTTCCATGATGATAGAATCAAGAATCTTATGGATATTTATTTATACTCTTTTTTGTGTGGGTTTGCTAAGAATGACTCACAAGATGTTTATTCACACTACAACAATCAGCAATTAGTTGAAGTGTTCGGTTGTAGTTCTGCAACTATCTCTAACTCTATCACAAGACTAGAGAAGTTAGGATTGGTTACACGCTTTGAGAAGAAAGGTTTTAGTGAAAAGACTTTTGACTTTTTCTGTAAGCGTACTTTGAAGGTAAGCACAGGTTTATACAAAGAGCTTGCTGTAGGTGACTATATTTATATCCAAAGTCATTGGCTTATAGAATGGAAATTGCCTTTACGAGCTACACAGCTTTTAGGGTTATTTAACTCAGCCTATCACAAGCTAGGAAAAGATGATAAGTTGATAGCATCACCACAAGACCTTATTGAATCTATGGGTAATGTAAACTATCGGACTTACATTAACAACCTTAACCTACTTAAGGAGCTAGGACTTATTGAAGAGCTTACTCCTAAGAATGAGCACAACAAATTATTTCACCTATCGGCTAAACTTGTGAATGACTGTGTAGAATCAGATGAGCTTTTCTCTGAGGTTGACCTAGAGGAAGTTGCTAAAGATTGTAAGTACACAGTAGGTAAGTTGAAGCATTTACTTGCTTGGGTAAGACGATTTTTACGTGGAAAATCAAGCAAGGTTATTGACCGTGTGTTAAGTATACTTTCACCTAAAGAGCAAGTAAGAAGCACACTAGAGCCTTTGTGGCAAGCCTTTAATTTCTATGAGAGAGAATCTATTAGGCTTACAATTCCTGAAGGAGCTGACCACAGATTAGGGTATTTTGTGCAAGGAGGTAGTTTGTGAAAAAACAGAATAAATTTATAACACTACTACAAAGAAACTTTGGTGAGAATGACCTTGTTAACTTTGGAGTAAATAAAAAATTCTATCTTGAAAGAAAGACTAAGGAAGACCCTGAGTTTGAGGATAGATTTTCAAGAGACTTTGAGAAAGCTAAGCATTATGTAAAGCATATTGGCTCACAAGTTAAGGCTTTACGTGATAAGTATGACCTTTATATCTCATTTACTCCTACAGGAGGTAAAGAGCGTAAAAAGACTAATGCACAAGATACTTATATCATTGCACAGGATATTGATGGAGCACCTATTCCTACTGATTTACCTCCTAGTTACTATTGGGAAACTAGTCCAGGTAAATATCAAGGTGTATGGATTTTAGATAACAAGGTTAATCCACAAGAGCATGAAATTCTCTGTAGAAAGTTAGTAAAGAAATATGACTTTGACCCTTGTGGAGTTGACATTGTGCATCTTTACCGTATTCCTGGAAGTGTAAATCACAAGTATGCTACAGACTTTAAAGTTAGTGGTATGAAGGGTGAAGGTACAGTTTATCGTAAACGTGACTTTATGAAGCATCTTGAAGATGTAGACATTACAGCACAGTCAGCAGTTAAGAATGAGGAAATACCTTTCAAGATGTATGACCTTGACACACTACTAGACAAGTATAATGTCACTAAGCAATTTGCTCACAAACTAGCTGTAGACCGTTCTGAATGGGCTTGGAAGCTAGAGCGTAAAATGATTATCAATGGAGCAAGTAAGGAAGAAGTTAAGTTTGTCCTACTAAGTGCACCTGATGATAAGGCTAAGTTCACAGATGAGACTGTAGATGCAGAAGTCAATCGTGCTTTTGCTAAGACTCAACAGGAAGAGAAAGATGCTGAGGAAGTAGAACCTACTTACACAAGACTAAGTAAGAAATTCAAGATTGAAGAGCAAGGAGGAAAATCACTCCGAACTGTTACTAAGAATGGTAAGAAGCGTAGTACCTCTGTGAATATTGTACGTGTTGATGATATTGAGCCTTTTGACCCTACAGACTTTTGGCTCATAGAGGAATTTTGGGAAAATGGCTCTGTGGGTATTATTGGAGCACCTTCTAAGTCCTTCAAGTCTACCTTTGCCTTAAACCTAGCTTGTGCTGTGGCTACAGGTAAACCTTTTGACGGTAGGAAGGTTAAACAAGGAGCTGTACTAATACTACAGGGTGAAAATAATTTGTCTATGGAACAGCATAAGATTTATGCTATCACAGGAAGTGAAACACCTCCTCCAATCTACTTTGTGGATGACAATATCAACATGGAGCACATGTATAAATTAGTAAATGATATTAGAGAGTTAAAAGTTAAGCTCTTAATCATTGACCCTATGTACTTGCTCTTTGGTAGTGGTGATATTAACCGTCACCAAGATATTGTAGAGCGTTTAGAGATTCTATCAAGACTTTCTAAAGAGACAGGATGCGCTGTAATGCTGATTCATCACAGTAGAAAACTAGAGCGTGGAGCTAAGATTCAGACCTCTGATATGTATGGTTCTGCCTTCATTGAAGGTTGGTATGAGTCTATGATTCTCCTTCAACGTAAAACTCACAATTCAAGTAGACTTACTACTTATTTCCGTAATCACAAGTCAGGAGATGTCTATGACCTTGTGGTTGATGATAACATGGGCTGTAAGGTATACTCACGAAAAGATGAGAGTGACTACGAGGAGAAGGAAGCTAGTTTCGGTAAGATAAGCAAAAAGGAGAAGTATGATGCCTAGATTCCCTAAAGAATATAGAACTCCTAAGTGGTATGATAGGTGCATGGAAGAGTCCAATTCTGAAGTGTATAAGACATTTATTGAGCTAATTGATGCAGACCTACAAAGCAGAGAGATGCACTTTGAGGATTATATCTATACCTTCATTACAAAGACACCTAGACGGTCAAGTGTTGCAGGAGCTATCAGACAGCTACGTTTACCACCTGCTGACCTTATACCTAACTTTCCTTGCTTATCTGAAGAAGAGGCTACATGGCTTCAATGGTATGCTGTGAATAATACTAATGGTATCACAAGGTTTAAAGATAAGCCTGGATATGCAGAACTTATTGAAAAATACCTTAAGAAGGAAGAGCCTCCTGTACCTGACATTTTTGTTGAGTGTGAAGAAGGTGAAAGACCTGTGATTGTCCGTAAGAGAAATCAAGCAATAAGAAAGGCTTCTAGGATGTTATGCCTAGAGAGAGCTTACGCTCTAGGTGTGTAGATGTTAGATTTAATCAATACAGAAAAACTAGTCTGCCTTGATATTGAAACTACAGGACTTGATAGACACAGAAATGACATAACCTCTATTCAGATAGGATTTACTAGCACAGAAACAAGTAAGTACACAAGGAAGTTCTTTGACTGGAATAAGCTAGGAGCTAAAAGACAGCTCAAGCTAATGAAAAAGCTCAAAGAGTGTAAGCTAGTTACTCACAATGGAAAGTTTGACTTGCTATTCCTTTATGAGAAGACTGGAGTATCACTTAACCTTCACATTGACACTTTAGTATTGGCTCATATCTGTGGTGAGGAAGACCTTACCCTTAAAGGACTTACTAGAAAGTATTTTCATGTAGACTATGATATTTCAAAACAAGCTAAGACAGGAGTTATCACAGAAGAACTCAAAAGTTATGCCCTTGATGATGTCCTATATCCTATGAAGCTTATGAAGATTTTCAAAGAGAAAGTCAGAAAAGAAGAACTATTTAGGGTATTCAAGCATGAGATGAGAGCATATAAGGCTTACTTTGAGATTGAAAAAGGTGGAGTACCTATCAGTCCTAGAAGACATGAAGTGCTTGAAAAGCTACAAGAGGACTTAAGACCTTACCAAGAAAAACTTTTATTCTATGGAGACATTAACTGGAACTCAAATGACCAAGTTGCAAGCATCCTATTCACAAAGAAAGATGAGCCTGTATATCGTGAAGATGGTGAGAGGTTAGATGATACCTTTAAGGTTACTGAGAAAACAGTTGATGGTAATTCCATACTACTAGGTGAGTTTGCTACAAGGAAAGAAGCTAATGCCTTTAAGAAAGAATACCTTGAAAAGAACCCATACGTTTTCAAAGTAAGTGTAAACTTGCAGAAACATTTCAAACCTGTAGTCATTGGTTATGGTCAAGGGCTTAAGGTAATGGAGCGTACTGAAAAAGGAGCACCTTCAGTAGGAATTGACACATTATCTAACTATGTAGGTAATGAGTGTGTAGACACCTTACTTGAATATAAGCGTATCTCAAAACTCATTACATTTATTGAATCTTGGGAAAAGCTACAAGTTGATGGGAAGATTTACCCTAGCTTTAATATCACAGCTAGAACAGGAAGGACAACCTGTAAAAACCCGAACCTTGAAATAAGCTGAGGGTTCGTTAAACCTTGTGAAAACGGTGAACGCTGAGATGCCAATACCGTGCCAAGCCTAGTTGAGATACTAGGAAGGTGTAACGACTAAGAAATTCCAAGAGAAGAGTAACACGAGCGCAAGGGTTGGTTAAATAACCAATAAGAGATAGTCTGAGCTTGTAGGAAGTGAACTACAAGAACTATAGGATAAAGAGCCTATAGGATAACAGGACATGTCAGCAATGTCCACAAGATAGTTATGTACGTAATCTTATTGAAGCTAGACCTGGATGGAAGCTAGTTGAGTGTTTTAGTGGTGATACTGAAGTCCTTACTGAGCAAGGTTGGAAAAGACTAGATAGCCTTGACAAGTCATTAAAGGTTGCACAGTATGATATTGACACTAAGGAGATAACTTTTACTAAACCTTTAGGATATATCTACAAAGAGAATAGAGAGACTTTCCTTTATGAGGATAGACATACTTCATTGTGTGCTACAGCTAATCACAATATGCTTACAACATTTGGAGCAGGTAAACCTACGTTCAAACGTAAATATAAAGATGTAAGGTACTCAAGAGGTAATGCCTTTATCAATTCAGGTCACTACAACAATGGAGCTTATAATGAGCTACAATCTAGGTATATTGCTATGTTTACAGCAGATGGAAGCATGTCTCCTGAAGGCTATGTAACATTCTGCTTCACTAAGGAACGTAAGGTCAATCGTTGTAAAGAGTTGTTAGACAAGTTAGGTGTTGAATACTCACTAAATGTTTATAAGAGAATTAATGGAGTATTAAACTATAATTTCTATGTAGGTAAAAGAACTAATCACTTACTGGATGGTTATGTAGGAAGAGACAAAAAACTTACAATTAACTGTGTGCATGGACTTGATATTAAAGCCTTCCTCAATGAGGTTCAATATTGGGATGCTACATACACAAGTGCAAGTAATCAGCAATCTGTAAGATTTTCCTCTACTGTAAAAGAGACTATTGAGATAATTCAGATGATGTGTATTTTGCAGGGCAAGAAGTCAACCATAAGATATGATTTATATGGATACAATTCAACTAATGGTAAGCACAGTGTAAGCTATTACCTTAACTATAAAAGGAATAGAGATGATGAGCATACCTTTATGAGTGGTGAGACTCCTGATTGGAATAATCCTATAATTCAAGATGTCTACTGTGTGAATATGCCTTTAGGTACTTTAGTTATTAGACATAATGGTAAAGTATCTATACAAGGCAACTGTGACTACTCACAACTTGAACTACGTGTGGCTAGTTGGCTATCAGGTGATGAGAACATGCAACACGCTTACCAATCAGGTAGTGACTTGCATAGTAAGACCACTGAGTTACTATTTGGTGATGTTAGTGAGTTGAGCCATGATGAGCAGAAGAGACTACGTACAAATTCAAAATCTTGCAACTTCGGTTTTCTATATGGTATGATGGCTAAAACCTTCGTATTATATGCAAAAGGTTATGGACTAAATCTTACACAAGAAGAAAGTGAAAAGATACGTTCAGACTTCTTTAAAGCCTATCCTACACTCCTTACATGGCACGAAGAGTGTAAGGACTATGCTAGAACTTATGGGTATATTAAATCGCCTATTGGAAGAAAAAGATGGTTTAAGAATATCCATAGTAATAACTTTGCTTTACGCTCAGCAGATGAGCGACAAGCAATTAACTCACCAGTACAAGGGTTTGGTTCTGACCTATGTATTAGTGCTATTGCAGACATTGTGTTCAGTGAAGAGCTTGACCACTCTAGGTTCAATGTTTTAGGCTCTGTGCATGATGCGATTCTCTTTGAGATTAGAGATGATTATGTAGATGAGCTTGTTCCTGTACTAAAAGAAATGATGGAAAATCCTTCAATATTAGAGGGATTAGAGAAACCTATACCTATTATTGCAGATGTAGAAGTTTCTCAATGTTGGGGAGGACATTGATGTATTTGTATGATAAACCTGCTTACTCAAAGAAAGACTACTTACAACTAAGAGCTTTCAACAGGGAATGTTTTAGACTTGACCCTGAGCATTACATACAAAATCAAATTGACTACGACCCTTGCTATGAAATTGGTGTAGACGGTGAGGAATACGTACTTGCTTTCTTTATCAAGGGAATTAGGTATCTTAATCGTAAATATAAGACTAAGATACCTTCCTTCCCTAGCTATGATGAGATTTACAAGCTAAACTTTAAGCTTCCTGCTAAAATAAACTTTGCAGTAAGGCGTATGGTTGCTGTAACTCACATGAAAACACAGTATGTATCTCACAATATAGCCTTCACCTATGCTTTTGGTGATGAGAGTGAACAGCTTATTATTCACTATCCTACTCATTCAGAGGAATCAGAAGCACTAGCAAGATTCATTATTAGTAATGGATACCGAGAAGATGTTTATAGTTGATGAGTATTTTGATGGTAAGCTTGTTGAAGAGCACAAGTTTTTCACAAGTGAGAGGGCATTGGCTTTTTATGAAAGAGCCTTTAAATTGACAAAGAATACCTATTTTGTGAGGTATTACTATAGAGGATTAGTAAATGGTAATAGTAAATAAGAATAGCTCTGTGGGAATCACAGAAGACATTATCACAAACATTATGCACTTGGGTGCTAGTGAATATCACTTAGAAATCCTTGTGCGTAAGTATGAAGACCAAATTAAGTATTGGTATAAGCAAGGACAGGAAGACCAAACTGAAGAAGACCGTATTGCTGTGTATGACACTAAGGAACGTGTGCATCAGGTAACTAATGCACTACAACAAGTCACAGAACAGCGTAGGAGAGCTATGGTGCTTCTTAAAGGACAAGCTAATGAAATGGGTAACCCTGACCTTTGGTGCTTGCTAAAGCACGTTCTAGTGGCTGTAATCACTGCCTTTGAGGCTTGGCAAGTAGACCTAGTCAATGATGATGTAAAATCTGTGTTTATTGAACAATCACGTATTGCAAATCAGGTTTTAGCTATGTTTCTAGGCTATGAAGTAACTCCATGTAGTGCTTGTTTAACTGACCAACTTAAAGAAGATGGGAAATAATTAAAATTTTTAATTATTTCTCAATTTTTCTATTGACAAATATCCGAAAGTGGTGTATACTAGTATATGTAATAAGGGAAGGAGCTAAAATGAAAGATAAATTGCTCAAGAGTTTAGAAACAATGACTAAAGCTGAGTTATGTAAGGCTATCGGTATTTCATATCACACACTAAGCAAGTTTTAACAGATGATTATTTAACAATTAGGTCAAACTCTATTGACAAAGTAAAAGATTATTATGCTGATGATTATAAGGAAGCAAAAGGTGAAGAAGTAGAGCAAATACTTAGTAACACAGTAGATGTTTCAGCCAAAGAAGTTGAATCAAGCATTAAGACAGTAAAAGTTGAGGTAGAAATTCCTGAACTAGATTATTATGAATCACGCTTTGTAGATAGATTGAGTAAGGGTATGGTAAAAGAAAAAGTTAGTGCTCTTGGCTATCTAAACTATATACTTAAGGCTAAAACTACTGAGTATATCTCATGGAGAAGAGACTTGATGCAAGGTAAGAGCTTCTCAGATATTGATGACATTGCTGATAGAATTGGTAGAGCAATCCTTTGTGGTGCTTATAACCTTAAGAATGACACTAAGGAAGTCTATTATATTAAACTGCCTTCAGGTCACTACCTATGCAAGTATGACAATGGATTCACAGGATGGACTGTAGAACCTAATAAGTTCACAGTATCATCTGAAGTAGTTGATGAGCTTAAGAATAGTTACCCTGAGTACACTGACTTTATCTCAAAGGAAGAGGTTACCTCTAAGCCTGTGAGAAAAGAAGAAAAGAAAGTAGGGTTTACTATAAGTGAGCGTATTGGGAAAACGGATAAGAGAGTTAAGAATTTCAGAGGGAATGACACAGATGCAACTAGCAAAAAGAATGGGTTACGTTGGTAATTCTAGAGTTGCAACATGGGAAAAAGGAGAAAATATACCTTCTCCACTTAACCTAAAAAGACTCTCCAATATTTTTGAGGTAGACCTATCCAAGTATGTGGATGAGGGAATACCTACACTAGACACTAAGGTTGCACGAGTTATACTTAAGTGTAAGAAGGAAAATCTTGGTGTGGTAGATACAGTAAAGGAATTAGATAATGGTGGATTTATCACAAAAGACAATGAGAAAGATGTTCTCAAAGCTGTTCTTTATGGTAAGTGGGTTACTGACATTGGTAGCAATTCTAGTGATTTGTCTGAGTTGGAAGAGGATGAATGAGCTAGACCATGAAGTAAAGAGCTTACGTAAGGAATTAAACACAGAACGTACACAAAGAGTCAGTGTAGATGAGTCTTTAGGTATGCGTTTTGATACTCTAATATTTCACCTAGATAACAAGTAAGGAGGTTGTTTATGGTATATGATAGTGGAAAATTCAATATTACTCTTAAGAAAGTAATTAGAAGGATAGAAGGTCTAGATGATTGCTCTAAAACTGAATGGGTTAGATGTATTTTGGAAAAACTTGGTAGCGATGTTATATCAAAAACTTATCGTGATGGTTATGAGCAAGGCAGGTTTGATGAGTCAGTGGAAAACACTCATAAAGTAAAGAAGGTAGAGATTCCTGAATATATTGCTAATTGGATTGAGTACAGTAAATTGACAAATGTAGAGTTTGTAAAAAGTTTCTTAGTAGATAAATATTGCTTATACAACTATGCAAGACAGTCAGATTTACCTAAGATTAAAGAGTGGTTTAAGTCAAGTAAGAATAGAATTGCTTTTATTGATGCTTGGGAAAATGGTTACACTGTTAAGAAGGAAAAGCATTACTATATAGCTGTTCCAGCAGGTACTCTATCAGGTAATAGCTACTATATGAGAGTGTGTGTTAGTAACACAGGAGAAGTTTTCCTAGGTACTCATAACTATCTCTCTATGGATAAGCTCATTAAGCACTCAATACAGGCAGATTTCCAAATTACAGAAGAAATTATCAAAAATTCACAACTTGCCTGGACTTGGCAGTTTGCTAAAGAATTGGAGGAATACTAATGCGTTTTAGTGTATCACGATTGAACACTTACCTAGAAAATCCTTGGGAACATTGGTGTAAATACATAGCTGAGTATAAAGAACTACCTGACCCTTCACGTACTAAGTACATGGATAGAGGTACTATTTTCCACACAGCTATGGAAATTATGGCTGACCACAATGGAGAGCTTTCTGAGGAGAAGGTAAAGCATCTAGCACTATCTGTGCATGAACATTCACCTTTCTCTGATGAAGCACGAATGACAGGTCTATTGGCTATTGAGCGTTACCTAAGTAGTGGAGAGACTGTAGACTTCTCTAAAGTCATTGAGACTGAGAAGAAGATTGAGGTTGACCTACCTAATGGTCATGAGTTCATTGGCTATATTGATGCTGTGATTGATAATGGTGATGGTACTGTGTCTCTAATTGACTATAAGACCTATAGTGAAGCACCACAAGTGGATAAACTTAAGTATAGTCTACAGGCAAACATGTATATGCAGGTTATGACCAATCTAGGCTATAAGGTTAAAGACTTCTCATTTGAGTGTGTAAACCCTAAAGAGAAGCTTGTTGGAAGAGCCTATAGAGTTAAGCATGTCAAGTTTAACTACAATAAATTCCGTTGTGAGGACATGTATGAGCAATTCTGTGAGTTATCTTCAATGATTGCTAAAAATCCTGATTTACGATTGTATATTCCTCCAACTAAACGACAACCTAACGTGTATGACTACTTCTATAAAGTGTATATTGGAGACATTACAGAAGACCTTGATGAATTTATTGGAAAAAATTTCAAAAAAGTTTAAAAAGGTATTGACAAAGTAACACGTTTTTGATAAACTATTTATGTGGTGGTAGAGAAAATCACACTAAACCCTCTACAGAATATTTTAAGGAGGTTGGCATCATGGCTGACAATAAAGAATTACTATTCACTCTTGCACAAGCATTAGGTATTGACCTAACAGGTGCACAAGACAAAGAAGAAGTTAAAGCTCCTTCTGAACCACGTTATGTTATTTACATTGGTAAGAAACCACGTAACGTAAAAGCTCCTTACATTGCTATCAATGCAAATGGAGAACTTTCAGGGTTCACAGAAGAATCTGATGTACTAGGTAAAGGTACAGACAAAGTAGGTAAGTTCACAATGGATGAAATTAAGGAACGTTTCCCTCAATTCAACCACGAAGCTTTCCTAGTTCAAGTAGAAGACTAATTAAGGAGGAGGCTACATGGATAGTCTGTGTAGCCTTTACTTTTATGAAATGTAGAGTATTCAACGATACAAATAGAGAAGCATTGGAAAAGGACATAAACAATTTCATTAGAGATAAAGAAGATGTTAAAATCAGCTTCTCAACTAGTGAAAGAGGTTATCACTTCCAGTATTCTGCTATTGTTTATTGGTAAAATAAAAATGGTTAAATTTATTTGGGCACAAGATAGTAAAGGACTGATTGGCAATAAGGGTAAACTCCCTTGGTCTAATAAGTCAGACTTGAACTATTTTAAAAACCAAACAACAGGTGGTATTATTGTTATGGGCTACTCAACTTGGAAGTCTATAGATAGTAAGCCACTGAGAAATAGAATCAACGTTGTCCTAACTCACAGAGATGAGATTGAAGGCTATGATGATGCTGATGTGTATATTGCTCATTCAGTTAAAGAGGTCATTGACTTCTATAATGAGAGTGATAAGGACATGTGGATTATTGGAGGTGCTGATACCTTCAAGCAATTTGAGGCTCACTGTGACGAAGCTGTGGTGAGCTATATAGAGGGTGACTTTAAGGGAGATACCTTCTACACAGGATTATCTGATAAGCTTATTGATGATAATGTTGTAGTTACAATGAAAGGTGAAGGCTTCCTAGTGAAGCACTATAGGTTTAGTAAATGAGTCAAGATATTAGTATTGCTGTTGCACTTATAGTAATAACTACTTTTTTCCTTATTATACAGCTCTATAAGAACTATAAGCTTGAAGAAGATATTGAGATGTATAAACAGTCTAATGAGTACCTAGAAGACAGAATTGCTAAACGTGATATAGAAGGTGAGAGAAACTTCAAAGACCTTGTTGCAGGTATTGATGGAGTAACCTCTGTGTCACTATCAGCTAAACGTTATGTAGAGCTTCTAAGAGCTGAGGAGAGCCTAGTAGAGCTTCAGTTAAAAGTAAAGGAGATTAGTGATGTCAAGTGATGTAGTTGGATTACTAAAGGATTTACTACTAGTCTTACTCATCTTAGGACTTGCCTATATGGATAGAGGTCGAAAGAAATGAGTGAGGATATTGTAAACCCTAAACGATACACACAGAATAAACTAGAGTGTTGGGATTTTTGGGTAAAAGCAGGACTTGACCCATTGATTGCATCTGCTGTTAAGTATGTGTGGAGATACAAGTATAAAAATGGTATTGAAGACCTTAGAAAGGCTAAAGTCTTCCTAGAAAAAGCTATTGAGGTTGCATTTAACCATAATGTGCATCACTCAAAGAAAACCTACATACTTTTAAATAGCGAAGTAGAGGATTTTTCTGGTAAGCAATACCTATTTATGATGCTTGCTACATACTCTACAGGATTACACCCTTATGTAACTAACTGTAAAGAGATGATTGAGTTAGTTGATGCTATGATTGAGGAATTGGAGGAGTCATCTAAGTGACAAAGACAGATTTAGTCATCATTCTTATGGTTGCTCTATACTTTGTAGATAAGTTCTTTGTGTCCTACAAGTTATGGCATCACGAGGATGTAATTAAGGTAAAGACTAGGGATGACCTAGTAAGCCCTATTAAACATATCAGTGTAGGTGATTGGGTTGACCTAGCATCTAACACAGAGATTGAGTATAAGGCAGGAGACACAGTTATTATTGACTTTGGTGTGGCTATGGAGCTACCTAAAGGCTTTGAGGCTCATCTACTACCACGCTCAAGCACTTTCCAAAACACTGGTCTGCTTCTTACAAACAGTATGGGGATTATTGACAACTCATTCTGTGGAGATAATGACTATTGGGGTGCTAAATTCTACGCTACCAAAGATGGTAAAGTAGATAAAGGTCAACGATTATGTCAATTCAGAATCCTAGAGAATCAACCTATTCTAAGATTTGTGGAAGTAGTTCACCTAGGTAATAAAGACCGCGGTGGATATGGTTCTACTGGTAAGTAAGGAGGAAAACCATGAAGATTAAAAAACTTAACCAGGTTAAATTACATACATTGACTGTATTGTATGGTAAGCCAGGTAGTTCTAAGACTACTTTTATTAACTCTCTTCCAGGGAATGTACTTATCCTTGATACAGATAAAGGCTTAGCCTCTGTGTCACAAGAAGAACGTTTCTCTGTGGCTGAGTGTTCAACATGGGATGAAGTGTTAGAGGCTTTATCTTATGCTAAAGACTTTGACAGTATTGCTGTTGACCATTTGACTAATGTTCAAGAGCTTTGCTACAAGGACTTGATGAAGTCAGCTAACTCTAAGAAGATGACATTGCCTATGTATGGTGATGCAAGTACACGAATGAAAGCCTTTATTGATGAGCTAGTAAGCCTATCTTATGATGGTAAGAATGTGTATGTCATCTGTCAAGAAAAGTCTATCAACATTGAAGATGTTGTGGATGAAGATATTCCTGCTCAAGTTATTCCTAACCTTATGCCTGCTGTAGCTAGTCACTTGACTGCATCAGCACGTATCATTGGTCACACAGAACGTGTAACTAAGTCTAAGGTAGTTAAGGGTGAGAAGAAGGTTAAAGACTTCTATCAAGTACGCTTAGCAGGTAACCCTATCTATACACTTAAGGTAACACGTAAGCCTGACTTGACTATCCCTGACACAGTAACTAATGCTACATGGGAATTGCTTGTAGGACTTACAGATGGAACAACTCAGTCAAAACTAAAAGGAGATAAAGAATAATGGTAATCCGTATTAAACCAACAGAAAAAGCAGAAACAGTCTATGTACCAGGTAAATATGAGGCTCTTATCCAAGGAGTAACTCAGAAGGTATCTAAATCAGGTCTAGACATGCTTGAAATTGTATTCAAGGGAGAGTTTGGTAAGAACGCACCTAAGACAATTACAGGTCGAATCATTGACAATAAGATTGGTCGAGAACAGCTATTCAACATTCTTAAGGCTTGTGGTCTTGAAGGTGAAGAAGCTGTAGAAGAATCAGAATTGGAAGGTAAATATGTAGGAATCATCATTGCTGAGGGTGAACCTTACAATGACAAACCTACATGGAACGTATTCAATTACTTCACACTAGAAGACTCAGATGATGAAGAAGATGCTGATGTAACTTCTGATGATGAAGATGATGATGACGATTGGTCTGATGCAGAGTAACTAAACACCTAAAAAGGTATTAGTCTAGAGGATGTAGCTGAGAATCTTTAAACAATAAACAAATTAAAGAAAGAAATTATTTCTAATTAACAACTCAGCTACTATTCTCACAGAGGTAACAAGATATATACATATTCTAATACATCTTGATGTTTTAGATATACCTGCTTTATTTCTCTATTGTACTTATCTTTGCTACTTCTGTGAGGGTAAACCCCTCAATGCTGATTTTTGCCTTTATGGTTTTATTCCTTTCTAGGATGAGCATTGCTCCTTCCTAAGTGTGCACAATGTCAAAGTTCATAATCTCCATTAGTTTTATTTTTATTATCCTTTCTATTTTATTATTTTTACATAAGTTTGACTGACTTTGCGTGAAGACATTGTGCATACCTAGGAGGAAGACATGCAAGTAAACCTTACAACTTTTAAAGAATACATACTCATGCGAAGAGATGCCTTTGAGCATAAGTATGGTCTTGTAGAGCTTAATAACAGACCTTTAGCACGTAGACATTACCCTAACAACCTAAAATACCTTGATGACATGTCACAGGTGATGATTAGAACTCTTAACAATCATCCAGTACCCTTAAGAGATAAACTGCTCACTGTGCTCATCTATAGGCTTGTAGGAGACACTACGATTGTTAGACGGTATTCTAACAAGAAAGAGGTATTTGAGTTACAAGACTTACATAAATTAGCCAAGTACCTTAATAGGGAAACAACTATAGTAGAAAACAAGTACCATACTCCACTAACTAGAACAGGTATCACAGGACTAGCTAGAGGAGAATTTCTACTAGCTGTAGCTTGTGACTTCCTTGATAAGTTACCTAAAGATAACTTCTATAGATGGAAGACTTCTGAGATTGCTAGACACTTCTATGAGTTTGAGAAGGTATATGGGATTAAGTATGCTACAGCTTATCAACTAGCATCTGACTTTAGTTATATCAATGAGCTAGAGGTAAGGATTGACTTTATTCCTTGTGTTCCTGATTCAGCTAGAGACATGTATAAGCAGATTACAGGAAGAAACTACTCAACTAAAGCCTATAAGGAGTTCACACAAGTCATTATGGATTGGTATATTGAGCAAAGATTTCTTGATAACAAGGAAAGACTTGTACTACCACATGATGTTACACAGATGCTTATAGGCTATCGGTACTTTACCTTTAACCAAAAAGGTGTCCTTACTAGGCTAAGGGAAGATACAAAAACAAAAAGAAGAATAAGTGGATTAGTTATTGCAAGGAGTATGTATGACTACTATAAAAAAGAAGTGGATTCTGAAAAGGATTGACGAACTAGGTAATTGCTATCACACAGTAGAGTTGGATAGTTATGTTCTACGTAACCGATTTGTTCGTGAATGGATTGGTGATGATAGAAATTACACAAGAACTAATGAGGGTGATGTTGACATTATCCTAAAACGTAACGGAGAGGAGCTTTGGTATTATGAAGAATGGTGTGAAGGAGATTAGTCCTGAAAAGGCTTCTGACCTTTATATTGAGCTTGAGAAGAGACATATTGAGCTTGGTCAAGCTATTGCATCAACACGTAACCCACAGAAGCAAAAACAGCTCCGTAGGAAGCGTAAAAATATTAGAGCAGAACAAAATAGCCTATACCCTACAATGGTAGGAACAGGCTTTGTTGCTTATACTGAAAAGGCTTTAGGTCTTAAGGGTAATCAAGCTCTATATGGACGATATGTAAGAGGTAAAAAGTAATGATTACTGAAGGTGTTCTTAGTACGTACAAATTATATGAAGATTATGTTGGTTGTAAAATAAATATAGTAGGGTATGGCACACTTGATATAGAAGGAGTTCAAGATATAGATGGTGTACTGTTATCCATTACAAGATACCATCCTATTTACTTGTTTGTAGCACATAAGCCTTGTATTGATACTCAATCTGTGACAGAAGATATGTACTTATTACATGACGGAGTGTTTAATGACACAAGAGCTAGTGGAAGATGCCTATTTGTATCTAAGATTACTGAGTCTGATGGGATTATCTATACTTCACATAACGGAATGTTTCACGTGAAACCTATAGCAGGAGGATTACTTGTATGATTAGTAATAATGAAATAAGTAAATGGAAAATTATCAAGGGTTGGAATAACTACACTCCTAGAGTTATAGGTAATGGTTTTATGTCTCATCCCTATATAACAGGTAAGATAGAAGGCTCACTTGTAGAAATTACCAATGAAAAAGGGAATAGTAAGTTCCTATTCATATCTGATAAACCTGTAATTGACCCTGAATCTTTTAGTAAGAATGGGTATTTATTTCATGAAGGTATATTTGAAGATGGAGATGCTTATGGTAGATGTTGGTTTATGAGTAGTGCTGAGCACAAAGGTAATCTAATAAGGACTAACAACAATGGAGTATTTACCAAGTGTGAACATATTAGGGGGTTGATTGTATGATTACTGTAGAAGATATAGAAAAATACCTACTTGATGGTAAAGTAGAGTATATCAGGATAGCCTCTATTGGTTACAGACCTAATGTAACAGGTTACTATATATGCACTAGTGATGAGATACATGACTTCTTCATTATAGATGAAGGTGTTACTCATTACTTTTCTCACTCAGGAAGTAAAGTTCTTGATTATAACCATCCTTATAAGTATAGGGTATTATATGTATCACCTAATCAAGTTGTCTTTGATTCTGTAGGACTAAAGGTTTAAGGAGGCTATCTATGATTACAGTTGAAGAATTGAATAGGTACTTACTGAGGGGTAGAGTCTTATCATGCAGAAGAGTAGTTATGTTAGAGTATCCTCATGCAATAGGTACAGCCTTTAAAATAAGTAATATGGAAGAGGAATTATTCATTTGTGATTCAGCAAATAGTCTGTATTTCCACTCAGCTTTTTCTACATTATCCACCCATAAATTCCAAAATAGATGCTATTATGTAAATAATTCAAGTGTTAAGCCTATACAAATAGGTCTAATAGTATAAAAAGAAAAGAGCCAATTAAGGCTCTTTTTATTTACATTCACAATCATTCTTAGGTTGTTCTGTGAACTTGAGACAGTCAGGTAAGTCCTTACCATCTACCACAGGAACATATTCAACCTTGAATTGGTGAACCCTAAATACCCCACTTGCATTGTTGTCAGGAACTACTCTAACTTTTAGGTACTGTCCTTCAGGAATAATAAGTGTATCACTCATCTCCATAGCTCCATCAGTAACTCCCATCATCTGCCAATGGACTGAGCGTTGTTTAAGCATATCAGTAGTATAGTTCTCACCACTGTGATATACCACAAATTGCATTGTGTTATCTTCATTGGCTTTTAGTGTTGTACCATCAGCACACCATCTAATGTAAACTCTATACTTTCTATCCGTGAGCTTTCTACGCTTGTCATCACTCTCAAAGTCAACACCTGTAGTGGAATCCATGTAGAGTGATACTTCATACTCTTTAGTGATAGGGTATAGGAATGTCGCTGAAGATACAGCAGAGTTACGTGAATAGTTCACTTGAACTGTACCCATATCGCCAATAGTTGCTAGGTATTCTCCCATACATTGAACCATATCCCATAAGGCACAAATGTTTTCAATGTAGTGGTTGAGCTGACAGGCTAACTTCTTGATGAATGAACTAAAGAACTTAGGATTATAGCATTTTTGAGATTCTGCCATACAAGCATATCTCCCTACACCTTTGTTATTCTCATCCACAAGAGCATTACAGTCAGCTACCATGATATCATCACAATCACAACCATCATACCAACAGTGGTCTTTTACATTTTCTTTATAGCTTGTGAAGGATGCTTCATTAAGCCTTGTTTCTTTCTTATCAGTTGCTACCATTAGCTACCAACCTTTCCTTGTGCCTTCCATGTACCACTTTTACGAATCTTTTGGTCAACACGTTTAGCAAAATTAGAGCCTTGTCTGCTCTTCATATCCTTGTTACCATTAGTGAATGATACCCACTTAGAGGCTTTTCTAATAGCCCAAGGCTTATTAGGTACTGGTTTAGGAGGAAGAGTATTGATAGGGAACTCTACCCACTTAGTCACACTAGCATTATCACCATGAATACCAATAGAGAACTTACCCATCTCATCAAAGTTAAGTCCTGAGAAAGTAAAGGTCTTCCAAAGGTAACCTGAACCTTGTGAATCCCATCCTGACCTATCATAAAGAGGTTTACCTGCATTTACCCTATTGATGAGTTTGTCACCTAGTTTTACCCATTGACCGTTCTTCTTCTGATATTGAATATCAGCATAGAACTCATAAATATCATAGTTAGGGTTACCTCTATAATACTCATTCCTAAGGATTTGCCAAGAGGTATTAGAGGTAATAACCATTAGGTTTATTGTGATGTTTAAGTTATCACCTTCCCACCAAAAGTGAATACCTGTACCATAGTTCCTACTACGTAGAGCATTCATTTCAGCCATAGGGATGTTGAAGTAGTCAGCATTTCCTCCACCCTGACCACCTACAACATAAATCTTCTCATAGTTACCAGTATTGTTGTAAACTCCCCAGACATATCTACCTGTGTCATCTTTCCAACTAGCCATAATTAACCTCCTGCCAAGTCATTCTCAGTCTTGGTATTGCTTGTTCTAATGTAGCTACCTCCATCAGGTGCTCCTCCAAACAAGTTTATGTTACCTGTAGCGATATGTCTATTACCATAAAGTCTACCTTGAAACACATTAGAGCCTGTTTGTTGCCATGCTCCTGAATCTTTAAGGTCTTGCAGAATTTTCTCAAGAGCACCTTTTAACTCATTATATTGTTGTACAGTAACATACCCATTAAGATTAGGTTGTGGTATATCTACAGAGTTTCCGTTTGATATAGTCAGCCTATTGTTGTTTATAGATAGGGTTTGGTTATCACTATCCCTCTTAGCCTCTAGAACTCCTAACCTATGCTTAATATCCGTATCATTGTAAGGTGTAGCTACAGGAATATCTACTTCTCCACCACCATTTGAGAGAACAATTTTGTTTCCACTCTTACTGATAGTTTGTTTATCATTAGGTAGAGTAACATTATTACCCCCATCAATAGAAAGAACTCTTGTGTTAGTGTTTAGTGTAAGATTCTTACGTAAGTTTGTGTAATAACCACCAATACCCTGTACCTTAATATTATCTCCACTTATCTCTATAACTTTCCATATACCTCTACTAATACCAGTGTTAACTGAAGAGAAGTCTTCTAATGTGTCACCTATTTTAATACCTTCAGGATTCCTAAACTGGTTTTTCCTTACAGTATGGATGTCAGTAGGATTTCCTGCTCCTGGAATATCTCCATTGAAAAATCTATGCACAGGAACATTCTCTTTAGGTAGGGTAACAGAATTACCTCCTGAGATTGATAGCATACCTGAACCATTATTATAAGATAAAGTCTGTCTATCATTATCAGGCTTAGCCTCTAAAGCACCTAATCGTCTTAGCACACCACTATCATCATAAGTAGGAGCTGTAACTACAGGCTTATTCTCAAGAGCAGTAACCCTTCTCTTAAGGTCAGCATCATTATATACTGTGTCCTTATCAGGCTTATTCTCAAGAGCTTTTACTCTAGCTTGAATAGCTGAATCGTCATAAGCTACACCGATTGTGTCCTTATCTTCAAACTCAACCTTTTTAGTATCACCATTCACAAAGGTGTAGGTAATGGTAATCTTATTACCTTCACGATTAAGTACAACGTTAGATACAAAGTTATCTGTTTTACCCTCTAGTGATTGAAGTCTTCTCTTAACATCCGTATCATCATACACAGTATCTCTATCTTCAGGAAGAGTAATTGAGCCTCCTTCTGATAGGGTAATTGTACGGTCATTTATGCTAAGCTCTTGTCTATCTGAAGGAATTTCTACTGAATTTCCTGCTGAGATTGACAATGTTCTATTATTGAATGAAAGTGTTTGATTTTCATTAGGTTGTGTATTAGAGATAGTACCATCAGATGCAATACTAATACCATTTCCTGCCTTGTAATCCACACCTGCTTCACCATTAACCCTAATCCATCTAGTTCTGTCAGGAGATAAGGCATAAAGGTTACCATCAGGAGTTCTAAACAAGTGGTCTAAGTCTCCCATAAAAGGGTCAGGAAGAGTGTCAACAAGAGTAATCCATGTATCCTTATCTGTAAGACATTCTCCACAAAAAGTATTAGGGTTTCCCCCACAAGAATAACAGCTCATCTTATCCTCCTGCTAAGTCATTTTCTGACTGTCCTTTATTAGTACGAATGAATGAGTTACCATCAGGAGTACCTCCAAAGACATTGATATTACCTGTAGCAATGTTTCGTCCTTGCACAAAGTTACCATCAATGTCACCTTCCCAAGCACCACTAGCTTTAAGGCTATCAATAATCTTATTAAGGGTTGCTTTAAGTTTAGCATTTTCAGCCTTAACTTTTTCAATCTCCTTAAGAGCACTACCATCATTCATATTTTGAGCAATCCAACATAGTTGCTCATTTACATTTTTATTGAAGCACCATTGAGAGTAAGCAAATTTAGAGGCTTCCTCAACAATATTACAAAGCTGAGAATCTCTTAACACTAAAGCATGTTGTTTGATTACATCATCATTCTGTGCTTTTAGTGACTTACATGCTGTCTTTCCAACAACAATGTCAGCACACTTGCAGTTTACACAATCTGCCATTTAATTCTCCTTAAAACAATCAAAGTCACAGTCAAGCGTTCCACACTTCTTAAGAGGCTTAAGAGGCTTTTCAGGAATACTTAAGTCTAGTAACTCTCCTCTAAATGTATTACCAAAGAACTCCATTACCCAATCAGAAACTTCTTGGTCACCATCA